GGCGGCACGCCGCGGCCGAGGATATAGACCATGAAGCGCTTGTCCATCGGCGCGCGCACGACCTCAACCGCAATGCCGCGTTCGCGCAGCTCGTCCATGATCTGCTCGGCGGATATCGCAAGCGGCGGCAGTTCTTGGCGCGTGTCGGCGTAAAAAACCGTCAGCGTCCTGGGGCGCTGGATCTTGCCGGTATCGATCAGCCAGCAGATGATCGTCAGCGTGGCGCTGCTGTCCTTGCCGCCAGACCAGGCGATGCCCCAATGCGGATGGTCAGCGCCGTAGGCCTGCATCGACTGGACCGTCAGTTCGATCGATTCAGTCATTTGCAGGCGCTGTGCGCCAGCGGCGAGGAAGTCGAGCTGAAAGCTCATCCGCACACCTGCTGCACAATTCCGACCACCCACGCAAGTGCGGTCAGCCCCAGCACAATCGACGCGAAAATGATCAGGCCTTTCATGCGGCCCTCTTCCTGTTAAGGATTTGCGTCGCCAATGCCTCGAGCTGTTTCTGCAACTCATCGTCGACATTCTTCTGCTTGTCGCCAAGAAATTTCTCGGCCAAGTAGTAGATCGGCGTGAAATCGCCGGTCTTCTCCAGATACTTTTCGAGCGAGTCGATAGAGAAGTGGCGTGATCCGTCATCGGAGAGCTGCACGCTGAGATTGCTGGGGGCTTGATCGAGATCGATCGCCACGCGTTTGAGGCCACGCTGGTAGACACCGGTAGCCACGCAGTCCTTGAGGCTGCCATAGCGGTCTACAAGGCCAGGTTCAAAGTCGAGTTGCATTTGATTGCCTTTGATAGCTGCTGATGTCATCTGTTATCGCCCCAATTCACCAGTTATCAATGCGTCTGGTTAAAAATGGCGCCATATCTGACGCCATTGGATTTTCTGAATGAACTACCTGAACGCCGGTCCCATCAGTACTACTAACGCCGATCCGCGTCAGCCAATACGCAAATCGTCATTCGGGGTTGTTACTTACGTCGCCAACCGGCGGCTGAACGTCGTCAGAAGCGGCAGCGCGATCGGTTACACCGTTCGCACTGTCCGCGATAGACTGGGCAGAACTGCGGATATACGCCCAGTCGAGATCACTGCGCAGATCTTCCACACGGACCCGCCGATTTGTGGCTCGCTCAATCTCGATACACTTGTTCGGAGGGACGGGTCGCTCCCCCGTGCACCATTGCTGCACGGTTGGAGGCTTAACGCCGACGGCGCGCGCGAGAGCAGATTTGCTGCCTACAATTTCGCAAGCGCGGAGAACGGCTTCTTGAGTGGTCGTGTTCATGAAAGCTGATTCTAGGCATAGCCTACGAAATGGTCAAGGCATTGCCGAAAATTCGTCTGTCCCGTATATACAGGCAATGCCTAAAACCCCTGAACACATCGGCGAACGCCTCAAGCGCGAGATGGACGCGCGCAAAATGACGCCCACCGAGGTAGCGTCGGCGTTTGGCGTCAAAAATCCTTCCGTCTACGACTGGATGAACTTCGGTCGGATCGCCAAAAAGCACATCCCAAAACTCGTTGAGGTCTTTGGCCATACGGCCAATTGGTGGATAACCGGCGAAGAAGAGCCAAATCCACCCGCTGTTCCTCAGATGGGAGGCGGAGGTCTCGCTGATAGGATCAAATCTGTTATCGACGATGCCGACGGCAACATCAGCAAAGTTGCAAATGCTGCCGGCACCACAGAGGAAGTCGTGGCTGGATGGCTATCTGGCAAAACGACTCAAATAGGTGTCGATCAGGCCGTGGCTCTCCAAGAAGCATTAGGCGTCAATTCCGTATGGCTGATGCTTGGGAAGGGCTCCAGGACAACCGCGATCCGTTACCACGACCCCTACGAACCAATCACCGACCTGAAATGGCGGGGCGTACCGGTGCAAGGCATGGCGCAGTTAGGCGACAACGGGTTTTGGGCAGATGTCGAATACCCAGTAGGACATGGCGACGGCTACGTAGATGTCCCGACCAAAGACAAAGACGCATACGCGCTACGTTGCGTCGGCGACTCAATGCGCCCGCGGATCAAAGATCGTGAGTTCGTCGTGGTTGAACCAAACCATCCAATCGAGCCCGGTGACGAGGTGCTCGTGAAAGCCAAGGACGGCCGCGTGATGGTGAAAGAGTTCCTCTACAAAAGGGCCGGGCGCGTGCATCTAATTTCCGTAAATGAGAATCACCCTCCGATGGCCATCGAAGAGGAGAGCGTCGAAAAGATGCACTACGTCGGCTGGATCGCCAAGCCATCGGCATGGCGCCCTGACTGATCCGCAGGGGAAAAATGGCTCTAATAAAATGCAAAGAATGCGGAACCGAAGTTAGCGACAAAGCCACAGCGTGCATCAAGTGCGGCGCTCCGTACCCGGGAAAGAGCTGGGTCGATCAGCCGGGGAATGGTTGCGGCGTAATCGTCTTGGGTTTCATTGTGTTCGGAGCCGCAGTTGCTCTGTGGATCTGGATCACAGGCGGTCACTAGTAGTCGAGCACTGGAAGTATCGGCGGCGGTGAGGTGACCGGATCGATCCTTAGTGTTTTGTGTACCACGCCACAAGGTAGGGTCGATCGCAATAAACGTCGTTAGAAATTCCTACGTATAATTTTGATCAAACAAAATGTGCGCGAGGATTTCCCTACGCGTCGCACCAGCGGAGGCATCATGTCGCAAGTAAAAGTTACCGCATTTTGGGATCCAGAGGCAAATGTCTGGTGCGCGCAGAGCAGCGACGTGCCAGGCCTTATTCTCGAAGCCGATACCATGCAACATCTAGTATCCGAGCTGGAAGAGATGATTCCGGCGATGATGCAGGAGAACGGCATGCGCGTTGACGGAAAAGTCGAGTTTGATCTCGATGCGCAATATCACGGGACCGCCCACGCACTGGAGGCCTGATGGATTTTTATGCCGACGTAAGAACAATCCTAAGAGATCTCGGCTATGAACTCCACCGCTCAGGCAAAGGCAGCCATGAAATCTGGCGCAACCAGCAGCTCGGCAAATCAGTGACCGTTCCGCGTCACCTGAAGTCCCGGCACACTGCCAACGGGATTCTCAAGACAGTAGGTAGCGACCACAAGTTCTAAGCCCCGCATCGAGCGAGACTTTTCGTATCACCTAACCCAAGCCCGCCGCGCGCGGGCTTTTTTGCGTCTGTCGTTTCCTACCCCGCCGCCTCCAAAAAATATTTCTAGGCAACGCCTTGACATGTACCTAGGCATTGCCTACGATGGAGTCATTCCAGCGGCACACAAAACACATCGGGAGCCGGACATGGTCAAGAACAGCAAGCAATCGTGGCAGGTGGGTTCGACGGTACGCGTCGGTTTCCTGAGCCTGATCGTCATCGCATCGCTGGCGCCGACCGGCGACGGTCTGCCGGGCGCTTACATCCTGACGAACAGCAAGCAACTCTTTTCCTTCGTCCCGCACAACGGTCTGTCCAAGATCTCCGACATCGAAGCGGTCGAGATGTGCGAAGAGAGCAAGCGGATCACCGAAGCCGCCGCAGCGCGTGCTGCTGCCGCAGCCTCCCGCGTGATCAACAACGCCGCCGTGTGCGCGAAGCTACGCCAGATCGCAGGGGAGGCCGCTGAGTTCATCGGCATGTCGGATGTGGGCGGCGAGCAGTTCGCTCACTACCGCAATGTCGCCCTCTGAGCCGGCCATGATCACCATCGGCGCATTCCTCGACGGCAAGCTGGTTTGCACGATCACCGTGCCGAACAAGCCGCGAGATATTGAGAGCGCAAAGCGTTGTCTTTCGAATTCGTATCCGGAAGCCAAGATCTACCGGAAGCTTTAAGGAGATCGCCATGTCGATCCTAGCCAAAGACCTGATCGAACTGAACGCGCTGCCATTGCCGCACGGCACGCTGACAGAACATCTGTTGCGCGAAATCGCTTTGAACCTGATTTCGCCTGGCGTGCGCGACGAACGTGAGGGAGGTTGAGAAATGGCTGCGACCTATCTGGCGATCGGACTTTCCCTCTGGGCCATAGCCGCGATGTTCGCGCTCGCTTTCGTGAGCGGCGCGCAGGGCCCCAAGCGCTGATCTGGCGCTAACGCAATTTAGACCGAATCATTCATCAGGAGCCTCCAGATGTTGAACATCGAACCGATCAAACTGCTCTCCGGTAGTCACGCCGACACGGCGCAGACGGGCAGCGGTTGTTTCATGAACGTGATCGCCTATCTCAACGGCGAGCCGCAGATAACCGACGAGTCGCCATGCGTGTGCCGCGCGATCCGCCGCCCGGCCATCTGGATCAACGACTTCCTGAATGATTCGGAACGCCATCTGCTGTTGCAGTTCGTGCAGCGCGCGATGGGTACGGCGACGGACGATGAGAAGGTGCTGCGCCAGCGGATCAGGCTGCTGATCGAGTACATCCGAGATGTGGCTGGCCTTGCACATGACTTCGCACCCGATAGCGATGCCTCCAGGAGCGCGGCCTCGAGCCGGTTGCTTGCCGAGATGGCCGCGAAGCATTCGCGGATCTACTGGACGCAGGCGGACTATTTTGGCGAGCTCGCAACTGATGCGGCATCGGCTGCGGGGGACGCCAGCAAGAATGCAGTGGAACGTAAGGCGCTCGTCGAGCGCACGTTAGCCTACCTCGAATCTGTCTGCCCGGCGGCCGATGCACCCAGCCGCGCCCTGATCGAGCGCGCGAATCGCCTGCTCGAACTGGCTGTCGCGCAAGGGGATGACTGATGAACACCGCACATTTCGGAGCGTCGTCGCGTCGGGTTCAGGTGCCGCAATTTGCGCATTCAGTCGAGCAGGGCGGAGTGGATACCGGCCTGTTTTCGCCGCCGGATGGATCGCAGCCTTATCGCCTCATCGTCGCGTTGTTGCCTGAAGCACGTCTCGCGCCGACTCCATGGGGGCCTTACGGTCTGGATGTCGGTGTGACCAGCGATTGGGATGGTCGCGCGAACACGGATGCGATCTTACGCGCCGACCCGGCGAACGTGATTGCGTGCCATATCAAGGATCTGGAGATCGATGGTCACCGCGACTTCCACTGGGCCTCGAAGCTGGAGACGGATCACCTCTATCGCAATGCGGGCGAACTGGTCTATGCATTCCTCAGCAACGGGTGGGCTTGGACAAGTACGCAGTTCTCGGCCGACAGCGCCTGGGGCCAGGGCTTCTACGGTGGCAACCCCTACGGCTGGAGCAAGGACGGCAAAGCCGGCGCGCTGGCCGTCCGCAGATTCTATCCTTCAGTTCTTCAGTAATTCAGCAGTGCGCCGCGCGTCGATTACGCGCACCGAAGCCACGGAGGCTCAATAGTCCGCAGCGGTGAGATGCCGCTGGGTGCCGGGAATAACCGGCGCCCTCAAATGCAGACGTTCGGCGGTACCGGTTGGGCTCCGGTGCACGAAACCCGACACGTTGCGCGGCGCAATGATCCTGCCTTAAGGAAGCGCTGAGCGTTTGCATCTGAGGGCCAAGCACAAGTCAACCAGATTAGGAGTACTGACATGGGCAAGCATTTCACAGCCGAGATTTACCGCCAGCTCGAACGCAAGATGGATCGTGGTCTGGACGAGGCGATGGGCGACGCTCAGCCGCCGCTGACGGAAGAAGAGCGCGCAGCGGGTTGGGACGACCAGTACTGGGACAAGGTCGATGCGGCACCGCGCTCGGTTCGTCTCGGCGACGAGATGTACGCGCCGGGACTGTGTCGCGTGCGGCTTGGGGCCGAGCAGTGACCCGTCCTTACTTCCTCCGCCGTCTGAGCGGTCGCATAGTCCGAGGCGTAGTCGGCAGCGAGCGCGTACCGGTCCACCAGCTCACCGAGCGCGACTATGAAATCGCTGCGCTGATGCTGGGATTCACTGCGGGAGCTGGCGCAATGGCTTTCGCGATGCTGGTGATCATTACTTTTTACTGGAGGCCGACATGCGGTCTTTGATGCGAGCCCGGGTGCTCGAACTGCAATACGAAATGCTGTGCGAGCGCACGGCACGTCGCCAGCAGGCGGCAAAGGCAGCGTTAGTGCGTCGCGGTGTTCAGCCTCGCGTCCGCATCAGTGGTGCGTGGGTTCCGCCGTGTGTTGCCCGCGTCTTTCTCTACACGAATGTGCGAGGTCTCGCGTGATCCGCGCCATGGACCGCTTCTACGAGAAGCATCCGCACATTTCGTTTGCGATCGCCGTCGCGTCCGTCGTCGCGATCATGTGGATCACGAGTGAATGGGACCGCGCCGACACCGCGGCGTTGCGCCTGCAGATGTGGTCATCGACCGATCGGAGCGCAACGTGAGCATGCTCCTTGAATTCGATCCCGACATTCGCGATGCGGATGAAGGTACCTACGGCTACTGCGCCCAGTGCGAGTGCAACGTGCATAGCGCACGTGTCGACTTCGGTATCGGTGCCTACGAGTACTGGGGCAGCAAGGAAGTGCATCACGACTGGCGCGAGGTTTGCCCGAAGTGCGAGGGCGATTTGACCGAGGCGCGTTCCGAACTAGACGAATCAGAGGAGGTTTGAAATGGCAGAGAGCACCGAAGTCGCGGTTGTCGAGCAGCCGCAACAGTTGATCACCATCGAGCCGAAGAAGTATGTCGAACTGGTATTCGAACCGTTCGCGAAGCAATTCGAGACCGCCAAGCGCGCGGTCCGCGAGGCCGCATACGACATCTCGACGACGGCGGGCATGAATACCGCCATCAAGTGGCGCGCCACGTTCCGCGACATCCGTGTGGCTAGCGAGAAGGCGCGCAAGCTTCGCAAGGCTCCAATCCTTGAGATTGGCAAGCTGCTCGATAGTCGTCAGAACGAAATTGAAGCCACGCTCTTGCCGCTCGAAACGTTATTCGATGAAGAGATCAAGGCCGAAGAGGGGCGGAAGGAAGCTGAGAAGCAGGCGAAGCTGGCCGTCGAGAAGGCACGGGTCGACGCCATCCACGCAAAGATTGACGCGATCCGTCGCACACCCGCCAGCTTTGCATTGAAGGCGGCGGCTGAATTGAAGGCAGAGGCCGACCGTCTGTCCGAGACGGTGATTTCGCTCGATGAGTTCGCCGAATTCACTGGCGACGCGAAGCAGGCACGCGGGAAAGCGGTGGAACAACTACGCGAGTTGCAGGAGTCCGCCGAAGAGATGGAGGCTGCACAGGCCCGTCTAGCAGAAGAGCGCGCTCAGTTTGAACGCGACCGTGCCGCTGCAGAAGAGCGGGACCGACAGGCCGCAATGGTGCGCGCCGAGCAGGAAGCCAAGGACCGTGCTGCGCGCGAGGCCGCTGAGCGGGAACAGCGAGCTGCGCACGAGGCAGAACAGCGCAAGCTGGACGACGAACGCCGAGAGTTCGAACAGCAGCAGGCAGTTCAGCAAGCGGCCGCCGACAAGCTGAACGCGGCCACATCCGAGATCCAAGGCATCCAGCAACAGGTAATCATCGCCACCCAAGGTCGTGCTGGTGTACGTGCGGGCGGCACCATCGAGTGCATCCGCGAAACGCTGGCCGAGACCGAGGTATGGGATATCGACCCGGAGCGCTTTGGCATCCTGGCTAGCGCAGCAGAAAGCGCCAAGTCTACTGCCGTTGCGGAGATTCGCCGGTTGCTCGCCGAGGCCGAGGCGCGAGTGGTGGCGGAAGCCGCGGCAAAGCTCGAAGCCGATCACGCCGAGGCGTTGGAGGAGAACGCGCGGATTGACGCGGCGCGTGCCGCTGCAGCGGAAGCGGCGCGAATCGAGGCGCAACAGCAGGCAGACGAGGCCGAACGCCTGCGCCGCGAGCGCGTGCAGTTCGCAATCAACGGCCCCGGCGATGCCGCGATCGTCGCACTGCTGGCCAAGCACTACGGCGTCAGCGATTTAGATGTCGTCGGCTGGATTGAGCGTTTCGATTCAAAGCCGTATGACGACAAGATCCAGCATCAGAAAGCAGCCTAACCAGAATCCCTAAAGGAGCATCACGTGAGTAACCAAGAATCCAACGTGCGTGCGCTGCAAGTTGCGCACGAAGTACAGCCGGACTTGCCGCCAAACGACACCAGCAGCGCCGCCCTGATCCTGAATGGCGACGGCATGCAGCGTGCGCTGTCGTTCGCCGAAGTCATGGCGAGCGGCAAGGCAACCATCCCGGCGCACCTTCGCGGAAATAAGGGAGATTGTCTTGCTATCACGATGCAAGCGATGCGCTGGGGGATGGATCCGTTCGCCGTAGCATCGAAGACCCATGTGAGCCAGAGTGGTGCGCTCGGCTATGAGGGCCAACTCATCAATGCCGTCATCATTTCCAACGCGCCGATCAAGGGACGTCCGAAGCTCGAATACCTTGGCGACTGGGACAAGGTTCTGGGTAAGGTTGAAGAGCGGAAGTCGGACAAGGGCGGCAAATATTATGCTGCGACGTACACGAAAAAGGACGAAGAGGGTCTGGGGGTGATCTATCGCGCCACCTTCATCGGCGAGGATGAGCCCAGCGAGGTGACGGTGATGATGTCCCAGGCATACCCGCGATTCTCGACGCAATGGGCGACCGATCCGAAGCAGCAGATCGCCTACCTCGCCGGTAGAAAGTGGGCGCGCCTGCATGCGCCGGACGTGATTCTTGGCGTCTATACGCCAGAAGAGCAGGAAGAGGCGGCACCTCCGCAGCGCAACATGGGCCGCGCCGACATCGTCGAGCCGCCGCCGCAGCCGTCGGCTGATCTGTACAAGACGGCGCACAAGGCTGCGGAGAAGGGCGCGGCCGTGTATCAAGAGTTCTGGGCTGGCACCGGCAAAGAAAACCGGAAGCTACTCGCTGGCGATCACGAGGATTTCAAGCGCATCGCTGCGGAAGCGGACGCCGCGCGCACGGTCGACAATCCGCCGACCAGTCAGCCCGCAACACAGAGCAACGACGCCGCACCGACCGTCACCTTCGCGGAGGTCATGTCGAGTATGCGCAGCGCCGCCGAGCGCCGCGACCTCGACGCGCTTAACGCTGCCGCCGACATGATCCGCAGCGTGACCAACGAAGACGAGCGCAACGAGCTGAGCGGCGAGTACCGCGCGTTCGTCGAGTCGATCGAAGGAGCGGCGCAATGAAGATCATCCAGTGCGATCAAGGCGCTCCGGAATGGCACAAGGCGCGCGCGGGCTGCATCACGGCGTCGATGTTCAAGGTCGCGCGCTCGCGCATCAATGGGCTGGACGAAAAGCAGGCGGCCTACGTCAACGCGATCCGATCCGGTCTCGATGAAGCCGCTGCACGCGATGTCGCTGGCTACAAAGCGCCGCCGAAATCGAAGACGGTGGAGCGCGCGATCGCCGGAGAAAAGGTCGGCGATCCGTCCGAAGCGGCTTTGAACTACGCGTTTCGCACCGCGGTCGAGCGTATCAGTGGAGCGCCGCTCGACGAGGGCTTTGAGACGTGGCAGATGCGCCGAGGTCATGACCTTGAACCGGCCGCGCGCCTCGCGCACGAAACCGCCTCCGGCGTAATGGTGCAGCGCGCAGGTTTCGTCACGACTGACGACGGCTTGTTCGGCGCCAGTGCAGACGGTCTGATCGGCGATGACGGCGGCAGTGAATACAAGTGTCTGGTTTCTCCGGAAGGTCTGCGGGAAGTGCTGCTCTCCGACGACATCTCCGAGTTCATCGACCAGATCCAAGGGTGCATGTGGATCACTGGTCGCCGTTACTGGCACTTCGCGCTGTATTGCCCGGCGCTGGAGCCGGTCGGCAAGGAACTCTACTGGCGCCGCGTCGAGCGTGACGAGGCCTACATCGAAGAGCTTGAGATCGACCTGTTGCAGTTCTCCGCGTTGGTCGACCAGTACGAACGCACGTTGCGGCAGAAAGCCGCCTGACGCCATAGCAGTTTAGTCATCACCAACAGAAAGGACCTTCGATGAACGCACCTCAAGACTTCCGCGCAATGACCGCCGACACCGTTGGCCGAGACCTCCTGCAGGCACTCGTCACCGAACTCAAACTGCTGCCCGATGTGTGGGTGAAACTGTCGGAGAAAAAGCAGAACGACGTGATCGACCGGCTCCGTGCGCGCGTCGATACGCAGATCAAGATGGCCGTCCACGTGCTGGCCAGTTCCGGCCGCACCGTCGTTGCTGGCGACCTTGATCAGGTCACGATCAAGGATGGCGTCAAGGCGGTGATCAAGTTCAGCGCGGCCGCGCCGTCCCTTCACGAATTGTACGAATCCCAAGGTAAGGCGGTTCTGGTCGTCGTCGCCGGTGCGGCGGATCACACCGGCGGCATGGATGAAATCCGCGGCGAATCCGACCAGCGCGCGATGGATCTCGGTCGTGAGTATCACGAAGACGACGGCGGTGGCATGGGCGATACGGTGGTGGATGCCGATGGCAAGCCAGTCACGCAAATCGAACACCAGCCGCTGCAGGAAGAGCTCGATGCCGCCGAGGAGGCTGGATACCTCGCCGCAAGCGAAGGCAAGCCGCAGAGCGATTGCCCGGTGATGGCCGGCGCGCTGTGCATTGCCTGGGTGAAGGGCTGGAAGCAGTGGCACGAGGAGCAGAACGGGGCTGCACCGGAATAAGCCTCTTCCCCACCCATATCCCGAGAGCGAAAACATGGACTTAATCCTTTTCTACGACACCGAGACGACGGGCATTCCGAAGTGGAACCTGCCGTCTCACGATGCATCGCAGCCGCACATCACGCAGCTCGCAGCCGAACTTTGCGACGAGCGCAGCGGCAACGTCATTGCCTTCATGGAAGTGCTGATTCGGCCGGCCGGGTGGGTCATTCCTCATGAGCTGGAAGAGCTGACCGGCATCACGACCGAACGAGCATTCGCCGAGGGGGTACCTATCGCAGACGCGCTGGGGAGGTTCATCCCAATGTGGAGGCGTGCGGCATTGCGCTGCGGTCACAACGAGTCTTTCGATGCTCGAATGGTACGGATCGAAACGATGCGTGAGGTCGATCGCGATGATCCGTTTCACGAAGACTGGAAGAAAGCACCGGTCTTTTGCACCCAAGGGCGGAGCGCCAAAATCCTGAACGAGTTTCGCGATAGAGGGATGAAGAAAACCCCTAACCTCGCAGAAGCCTACAAGCACTTCGTAGGCGAGGAACTGTCTGGCGCACATGATGCCGCGGTCGACTTGCGCGCTGCCAAAGCCGTGTACTACGGCATTCGCGAGCATCTGGCTAGGGCGGCGGCATGACGGCGCGCAGACCATTCAATCAGCCGACCGCGTCGACGCGGGAGCAACGTCGCGCAGCGCAACGAGCGGCTGACAAGCGGTCTTTTCCGGCATCACCAGCGCGGCGCGCGCTCAGCGCGCAAGGCCATCAGCACACCGAGGCCTTCTGTCTCATGTGGTACGCATGCGAGTGCGGTCACCGCGAACGTATCTGGAACAGCCGAGACGGTGTCACGGCGTTCGGATTCCAGTGCCCGTCGTGCAAAGAGCCGAAGTTGAAGCACGTCAACTGGAATCTCGACCAATACGCACCTGGCCACGTGCCTGCACCCGGCCAGCGTGTCTGGATCGACTTGACGCGTGACCGCGCACTGGAGATTGCACGCCGCACGGTCGATCAGGTCGCAAAGGGCAAGTTGCCGGAGGGGGCAGACCTCAATCGGATTGCTGATGCCGTCTACAACGGCGGAATGCAGCCGGACCTCGTTGTCTATGGATACGTGGAGGCAGCGTGAGAGAAGACATCGAGAAGTACCTCGGCACCGTTATGGAGTCGACAGCAAAGACCATCGCTAGTCGTCTTGGCTTGCCGCAGCTCGACGTGTCGCGAGATCTGAACGCGATGGTGAAAGACGGGACGCTCGAGCGCGAGATGAAGAAGGGCGAGTACACGTATTGGCTGACACGTTCCGATACGAAGCCCGCGGCGAAGGTGGCGAACGGCGTCGACATGCATCCGACGGCGTTGCCGGCTGGCGTCGTTTCGGTGCCGAAGGAGTCACCTGCGGTAGTCGAAAAACCGGAAGTTGCCGTCGCCAAAACGGATGGCGTGATCACCGGGATAACCGTCACGCATGGCGGTCCAGCTGAGCCACCGCGCCCCTCGCTCTTCGAATTGGACCGTCTGCAGGAAAAGTTTGCTGCGTCTGAGAGCCGAGCTAGCAATCTGCAATCGAAGCTCGACGCGGCGCTCGCGGAAGTCGAGTCGCAAAAAGAAGTGATTGCCAAGTTGCGCGAGAACACCGCGGCGCTCGAGCGATCGATCGACGACCTGACAGGCGTGGCCGATGTCGAGTTGCCGAAGGTCTATGTGACGGTAGGCAAGTACGTCAAGCCGAAGCGTCACGCTGATCTGCCACGGGCCCAGCGCCGCGCGGCAACGCTCGTGCGCACCGAAAAGGAATCTGAGGTGCTCGTGTGTGCGCCGGTCGGTCGCATGGTGCGCGGGAGCGAGTGGAAGTCGCAGTAAGTGTACGGCGCCGTGCTACCCGATGGCGCGGCGTGTGTTTGGAAGGGGCGCAGTCCCGGCCCCGCTTTTTCACAGAACAGGAGATGCAATGCAACAACTTCAGATTCCCCCGCTGTCCGAAGGCGAAGTTTATGTCGGCGCGATCGGCGACAAGAACGGTGATTTCCACCACGTCATCCTGCTGCCGGGTGACAACGACGACGCCACATTCGAAGCGCAACTTGCGTGGGCGAAAAGCATCGGCGGTGATTTGCCGAACCGTATCGAGCAGGCCATGTTGTTCGCCAACTTCCGCGATCAGTTCGAACGAGATGCTTATTGGTCGAACACACCGGATACCGATCCCGGCTATAGCGGTTGGGCCTGGTATCAGTACTTCGGCAACGGTGACCAGGGCTACCACCGCACGCTCACCGAGCTTCGCGCTCGCGCCGTCCGCAGATTGTCCATTTAATCATTCAGTAATTTTCAGGAGCATCAGCAATGACGATCACGCTTGAAGCCATCAAGGCCGAACACACGAAGGTTGCCGAAATGATTGCTGCCTTCGAAAAGCAAGCAGCGACCGAGTACCACGTCGCGGCAGCCACCATTACGCTCGCGCCCGGCGAACGCTACGCCGGGTTGATTCTGGGCGAGAACGGTGAGGCTGACTACCACCTGATCCTGCTGCCCGGCGAAGCCGAGGACATCAAGTGGGAGGACGCTGGCAAGTGGGCAGCGGAGCGCGGCGGTGTCCTGCCGACTCGGCGCGAGGAATCGCTGCTGTTCGCGAACCTGAAGGGCGAGTTCCAGTCGGCCTGGTATTGGTCAGGTCAACAGCATGAGACGGAGAGCGGTTGGGCCTGGTGTCAGCACTTCGGCAACGGTGGCCAGTACTACGACCACACGACCACGAGCTTCGCGCTCGCGCCGTCCGCAGATTAGTTCTTCAGTAATTTAGTCATTAATCAGCATGGCCATCCACACAAAACTTCCCATCTACAGGGTCGCGTACGACTTGCTCGACGTGGTCACGGATCTGGTAAAGAACATGCAACGTGATTTCAAGCGTTCCATCGGCGAGAAGATCAACGCCGAGTGCATCGAAATCATGGTTCTCGTCTTCCGGGCCAATGTCGCGCAGGACAAGTCGCCGCACCTTACGGAATTGATCGAGCGCCTGCAGGTGATCGAATTGTTGGTTCGGCTCGCGAGGGACAAGCGGCTTCTTTCCACAGAAGGTTACGCCAACACCATCGAGCTCACGACCAGCATCGGGAAGCAGGCTAATGGGTGGCGCAGCGCCGCAAATCGCCCGCTTCATGGAGGTCAAGGCCGTCATGACTGAGCGAATTTTTAATCTGGTCGTGCCGCTGGCTCACGAGGCCACCGATATGCGCATCACGGATACCGACCGCCAGCGTGCGGCGCGGTCCGGCGCAGTTTCCCGGCTGAGCAATCGGCCCGGCGACGTAGATAGCACGAACAATGCGGTTGGGCCTGGTATCAGAACTTCAACAACGGTAACCAGAACAACAACCACACGAACAACGAGCTTCGCGCTCGCGCCGTCCGCAGATTGGAACGCACATGCTGGTTTCACATTCACCGAACTCACCGAAGCCTATTTCGATTGCCGGCGCACGAAGCGTAACAGCGCCAGCGCGCTGACTTTTGAATCGAATCTGGAGCGCAATCTCCGACGTCTGTACGACGAACTGGCCGATGGCAGCTATGCACCCGGCCGCTCGATCTGTTTCGTGATCACGCGTCCGAAGCCTCGCGAGGTGTGGGCGGCGGATTTCCGCGATCGCATCGTGCATCACCTGTTGTACAACCGCATCGGGCCGCGCTTCGAAAAGTCGTTCATTGCGGATTCGTGCGCGTGCATCACCGGTCGCGGCACGCTCTACGCCGCACGGCGTCTCGAGGCGAAGATCCGAAGCGTCACGCAGAACTGGTCGCGACCCGCGTATTACCTGAAGTGCGACCTCGCAAACTTTTTCGTCTCGATCGACAAAAAGATCCTGCGCGAGCTGCTGCTCGCCAAAATCTCCGAGCCATTCTGGCGATCGCTGACCGAGCTCGTGCTGATGCACGATCCACGCACCGACTTCGAATTCCGTGGCAATCGGGCGCTGCTGGCCCGCGTGCCGCAGCACAAGCGGCTGATGGAGCAGACGGCGAACCGCGGACTGCCGATCGGCAATCTGTCGTCGCAGTTCTTCGCCAACGTCTATCTCGACGTGCTGGATCAGCGCGCGAAGCATTGTTTGGGCGCCCGACACTACATCCGCTACGTGGACGACTTCCTGTTTCTGCACGATTCGGCGGACTGGCTGAACGCGGCGCTCGCTGACGTAGACGCGTTCCTGCCCGCTCGCCTCGGCGTGCGGCTCAATCCGAAGAAGACGATCCTACAGCCGGTGGCGCGCGGCGTTGACTTCGTCGGGCACGTGATCAAACCGTGGGCCCGCTCGACGCGGCGTCGCACAGTCAGTGAAGCGCTTCGGCGCGTGGCCAGCGTCGACGAGCAGAATTTCCTGCAGGTCACGAACAGTTATTTCGGTCTGCTCGGGCAGGCACCGGCCAGCCACCACGACCGCGCGCGGCTCGCGAACGTGGTCCGGGATCGCGGGCACGCAGTCAACAAGGCGCTGACTAAGACGTACCGAGGTTCCACACCATGAGCGAACGGGAATGGCACATACGCATGGCACGCACCTATCTGGCTCAAGCCATGCATATACGTCGGTTCCCACAGCATTCGGGCTGGCACGCAACGCTGATGTCATGGGTGGCAAAGCGGCGGCTGCAAGCGATGGCCTGCAAACCTGAGCCGATCCAAGTTGATCTATTTGGAGATTGATGTGACTACGAATACAGACGCAGTGCCGCTGACCGACGAGCGGCCGACGTACATCTTTCTCGCGCGTGGCGACGTGATTCGCGCGACCGACGAACGCTACAGCGTCACTTACCACCGGTGGAAACCGATCGCGCCGCTCTATGTCGGGACGACCGTAGATGCGAGCACGCGTCCGGTGCGCCGTCGCGCCCCTGCTTCCGAAGTGCAGGCAGACCATATTGCGGATGAACGCAATATGGGTGCCGGCGAAGTGCAGGCAGATTCGTGCGCGCGCCTAGTAGCGTTCCACGCCGCGCAACTCGACAGCAATCCGTATTGCTACTTCGAACTTGCCTACACCCGCCAGACCGATTGGATGGCGTGGATTACGGATCGGCCCGCGCAAGGTGAGCCGGGTACCGCGGCGTACGCAAAATCGCGCAAGGTCATCGTGCGGGGCCAGGGCCCGACTGCACAGGAAGCTTGCACCGACGCGCTCGCTGCGCTCGCCGCTTCATTCGCCGGGGATCAGGAGGTGGGATCGTGATCCGGATCGCATGCACGGCGCTGCTAAAGCGCATCAAAGCAGGAACGCCGAACAAGGACGGTCTTAGCTTTCGGGGCGGCGGTCAAGACGTTACCAGCGATTGTGTCAAGGCGATCATTGAATTCGTCGGCGTGGGCGGTACACACGAGGTCACGGTCAACGGAAAACCAATGTACGAAATCGAGATCCGCGAGATCGCGAAGGCCACCTCATGACCGCCCCCACTAACAATCTGACGGAGCGATGATGACAGACCCTGAAATGAACAAGCTGGTTATCCAGACGGCGCGCGAGGTCGGATTGCGCGTGAATGTCGATGGCAAGATGCTGAACGACAACTACACGAACGTGATGGGCTCGTTCCCGTCACTCGTGCGCTTCGCCCGCGCCCTGCTATCTGCAAGCAAACCTGCCGTGGCGCAGGACGATGTGCGCGCATTGAGTGAGGGGTATCGGCGCGGCACTAAGGATGCGTTTCACCTTGTCAACATGCTTAATGCCAATCGACAAGGCAGAACGGCAGACGAAACATGTTCGTACATTGTTCGCACGCTGGCTGAACAAGTAAACAGCGGCGAAGTCCCTGCCGCGCCAGCGACAGACACCGAAGAAGACGCTTACGTCATCAAGCGTTTGAGCACATTGCTTGCTGAGGTCGCTGGTGCGCTCATGGGTGATGACGCCGACGTGAGCGGGGTCGAAGTGCTGGCAAAGTTGCCCGAGGTGGCCAAAACGCTGAAACTCGAAGTTGAACTATATCGCGCCAACGCTGCCGCGCCAGCGCAATCGGGGGAGCCGGTGCTAGACCGGGCCGCCAAAGTAGGCGGAACTCGATTCGGCAAAGGCGTGAAGTGGAGCACTGTCATCGGCGCAGCGCAACGGGTGTATGAATACGAGGTTACGCCTGAGAAAGAAGCGGTACGAATCGAGAGAGCGCGCGCAACATTGGCGGAAATTCGCGGCGAATCAACCGCCCCGCAGCCAGCACAGATGGAGCGGGCGCTGACATGCGCCCTTTGCGGCGGGTGCGGCCCAATCGTCGGGTGCGATGCGTGCCAAAGCACCGGAAAGATCGCTGCGCAGCCGGCAATCGGGGGTAAGGGATGAAACTCGACGAACTCATCCAGCGCGTCGGCGTTGACAATATCGGCGTGCAAGTCCTGCATGAATCAGTCACCGGCGCCAAACAACGTCGCGGTTATGTCGAGGTGTCTTTCGGAACGGACTGTGTCTCCATGCGCGATATCGCCGTAGGCGAATGGGAGAACGTGGTGTTCGTTGTCAGTGTGAAGCGGCAAGCGTTCGAGGCCGCACGCGACGCTGTCGTTGCGCAGCCAGCAGGCGGAGTTGGCCATGAGTGACCTGATTAAGCGCCTTCGCGAGGACTATATAAATCCAGACGCGACAGCTGCGGCCGATGCTCTCGAAGCCTCCAACGCCCGCATAGCTGCGTTAGAGCAGGAACTCCGCAACATCGCCAACGCCGATACCGTTGAATGGGATGACCCGACCCAGTTTGAATCGTGGGCGAAGAGTCGGGCGCGGCATGCACTTAGCTTGGTGGCGCAGATAGATAAGGAAAAGCCGTGACTCTCTCCCTCGCATTAGCCCTCGCATTCAGCATGCCACCCGGTGCCGCTGATCCTGCTGTCACGCAGAGCAACATCGACACGACGATCTGCGCAAAGGGTTGGTCGAAGCACGTCCGGCCGCCAGCGTCATACACGGGCAAGCTCAAGCGCGACCAGATCGCCGGGCGCGCGGACCCGCGGCTGTACGAAGAAGATCACCTGATCCCGCTGGAGTTGGGCGGCGCATCGCGCGATCCGCGCAACCTGTGGCCGCAGCTTTGGGATGGTCCGGACGGCGCACACGCCAAGGACAGACTCGAACGTCGGCTGCACAACCTTGTTTGCTCGCACGCGGTGAGCCTGGAGGAAGCACAGAAGGCCATCGCGACGGACTGGCGCGCGGCGTATCGTAAATACATGGGGGAGTGATGAGCGAGAACAGCAAAATCGAGTGGACCGACCACACGTTCAATCCGTGGGAAGGTTGCCAGAAGGTCAGCCCCGGTTGCGATCACTGCTATGCCGAGGCGCGCAACGCGCGGTTCGCTGGCGGTACCGCGATCAACTGGGGACCGGGCGCACCGCGGCGTCGCACGTCGCCAGCAAACTGGCGGAAGCCACTGCAATGGAACGCCGCGCACGCTGAGTTCTTAGCCGCGCACGGCCGGCGCCAGCGCGTATTCTGCGCGTCGCTCGCCGACGTCTTCGACAATGCTGTCGATCCGCAATGGCGCGCCGACCTGTTCGATCTGATCGAAAAGACACCGAACCTGGACTGGCTGCTACTGACTAAGCGAATCGGCAACGTCCTGTCAATGACGAGCCAAACGGCGCAGTATCGGTTCGATCTCGAATGTCTCGAAGCGCCACGCTTGCCAGAGAACGTGTGGCTTGGCGCGACGATCGTCAATCAGGAAGAGGCTGATCGCGACATTCCGAAGCTGATCGATACGCCTGCGCGCGTGCGCTTCCTGAGCATGGAGCCATTACTCGGAGAGGTGGACATCAGCGAATGGTTGTCATTCTGGTGCGAAGACTGCAACGACACCCATACCAGTGGAATCGCTGGTTTCACTGGCTTGAACTGGGTGATTGTCGGCGGCGAGAGCGGGCCCGGCGCGCGGCCAATGCATCTGGAGTGGACGCGCTCGCTACGCGACCAGTGTGCGGCCGCCGGCGTGCCATTTTTATTTAAGCAACATGGCGAGTGGGCACCTGGGTCGGGCGACTTCGGCATTGGCCGCTTCGAGACGGCCGCAATTGCGCGCGACGGGAGAGTCGTGACTGGCGGATTTGACGCGTCGAAGTATCCCGTTGGGTCAGCTAGTGCCGACGGCTGGTCGATGGTGCACCGCGCCGGTAAGAAAGCCGCTGGCCGCGAGCTCGACGGCCGCACGCACGACGAATTCCCGCGAGGTGCCAAGTGAGCCAGTTCGACCTGTTTGGTGATCCAGTCGAGGAAGCGGCGCCGCCGTCCGCCTCATTGAACGAGGTGCGCGTGCAGCACCAGGCGGCGATAGACGATTTACCCGAGAAGCTCCGGCCGCAGTGCACGCCGGTCGGCCCGATGCCGACCGAAAGAGCTGAACTCGACGAATGGACACGCACGTCGCAACGCTCCTATCTGCTGTGGCTGATCGGCGCGATCGCTCGCGGCATCTATCGGGATTCGAGTGAGGCTAACGCGCCGTATGTATTGGCAAAGTTGAACGGACTGGGAGGGGAGTGGTGATGCAGGCGGCTGCGAACGTGAAAGAAACGGCGATCCTGATGAACGGCGAAATGGTGCGTGCGACCTTGCGCGAGGACGACCCGAAGACTCAGACGCGCCGCGTCTTCAAACAGGCTGTGGGTCCCAGTCTGAGTGTCGAATGCGACGACCAAGGCGTCGCCGAACTGTCTTGGCTCTACGGCGACGGTCCCGGTCACGAGGTCCACGAACGCATCGAGCGCGTGCCATGTCCGTATGGCACACCCGGTGATCGGTTATGGGTGCGCGAGACATTTTTCGCGTTTGGCCGATGGGAGACACGCTTCAGCGAGAGAAAAGGCCGCGATGAATGGCATTTCGTCGACATGACGCTGGAGTGTGACCGCGCATATCAGTACGCGGCCGACAATCCTGATGTCCCGTTGGCCAAGGACCGAGGCGTTTATCCAGGCTGGTGGAGGCGCCCATCGATCCACATGCCGCGCGCTGCGTCGCGCATCACGCTTGGGGTCACAGGTGTGCGCGTCGAGCGCCTGAACCGAATAAGTTCGGACGACTGTTTCGCGGAGGGCATCGACCCGGAAGGTGCGGACTATAACGAGGGAGAGAACTACGCAAACGCGGGATCGCCGGTACCACCGGAGCGCTGGGCCTTCGCGGCGCTGTGGCAATCAACCGGTGGCGATTGGGAGGATAACCCTTGGGTGTGGGTCGTCGAATTCCGGAGGGCCATTTGATGCTAAGCACGGTCACCAATCGGCATCTTGTTGCAGATGAATTCGGCCTCGTCTTCAGCTTCGGACCAAGCCAGTTCCTCGACCCTGTGCTCTCTGTCGCTCATGCGCCGCTGGATGCTGCTATCAATCAGCAGCCACCAACTCCATCCACGCTTGTCGTCGCCGGTAACTTCGATATGAACATGGTGTCCATTGATGATCACGCTTTTGCTTGTCATGGCAGTCTCCAATGCGAGTTTCAAGGGATCCTAGCATGCAATTCCTGACCGACCACGATCTCGCGGGCGAGCGCGGCGCGCACATCAGCGACTGCGGCGCCTACCGGTATCGCCTTTGGCGCGAGTGGGATCGCAGCCTGCCGACGCTGGCGTTCCTCATGTTGAATCCGTCGACGGCCGACCATCTGACCGATGACCCGACAATCACGCGCTGCATGTCGCGAGCGATCGCTGGCAAGTTCGGCCGGCTCGAAGTGGCCAACCTGTTCCCGCTGCGCGCGACGGATCCGGACGAGCTTTTGACACATCCAGAGCCGGTCGGGCCGAAGCGTGGCAGCGGTCCCGCAGAAGGTGCCATTCTCGACGTTATTGAGCGGTCGCACACGGTGATCTGCGCTTGGGGCGCGCACCCGGCGGCTGCGCCGCGCGCGGCAGAGGTCATGCACATCATCCGAATCGTGGGTATGCGCAACAAGCTTTATCACCTTGGCCTGAACAAGGACGGCAGCCCGAAGCACCCGCTGTACATAGCCGCCAGCACGCGGCCGAAATCTTTCGAATACTCAGCATGATTGACGCCGCGCAACGCATATTGGAATTGACTAGAAAGCTGTGGGAGGTGGAATGGACTCGATGTTCCTGACCGAAGCTGAAATCATCGAATTGACCGGCAAGCGCCGGCATACGGCACAAGTGCGCGCGCTTCGTACCCTCGGTGTTGAGCACAAGGTGCGCCCAGACGGCTCAATTGTCGTCTCGCGGGCGCACGTGGATAGCGTTTTGGGTGTGCGGACGCCGAAGTCTAAAATGAAAGCTTGGGAACCGGTATTTAGTTGATCATGCCGCGCGCGAAAAACAAGGAAAACCAAGGGCTGCCGAAGCGGTGGACAAGTCACCACGGGGCCTACTATTACCAGGTTCCGAACGGGCTGGAAGCTGCATGGGATGGGAAGCGGAAATTTCGGCTCGGCGCGACATTGCCGGAAGCGTACAAAGTGTGGGCGGAGCGGATTGCCAGAACGGATAACGTGCGCACGGTCGGCGACTTGCTGGATCGGTACGCGCTGGAAGTGATCCCATCAAAATCGCCGTCGACCCAGACTCAGAACATGGCTGGGCTGAAGAATATTCGTGCCAAATTTGGCACCGCGCCGCTGGATGCGGTGAAGCCGACGCACATTTATCAGTATCTGGACTGGCGGCCGGCAAAGGTGTCGGCCAAGCGCGAGATTGAGATCCTGTCGCACGCATTCACGAAGGCTGTCGAGTGGGGTTACATCGAGAAGCATCCGTTCGCCTGGCAGTTGCGGATCGAATCCGATGCGCCGCGTACGCGCTACGTGGAAGATTGGGAGATTGTCGAGTGCCTGTCGATCGACTCGAAGCGGAAAAAGGGGAGTGTGCTGGCCGTCCAGTCGTATATTCGCGTGAAGTTACTCACAGGGATGCGCCGCGGTGATTTGTTGCGGCTGAGCATGTCGGATATGCAGGAAGACGGGATTCACCTGACGCCAAACAAGACCAAGAAATCAACCGGCAAGCGGGTGATTATCGGATGGTCCGACGAACTGCGGGAGGCTGTCGCAATGGCGAAGGCCGCGCGCCCGGTGCAGATCGGCCCCTTCCTGTTCTGTAACCGGAAGGGCGAATGCTACATCGACGAGGCGACGGGCCGGGCTGGAGGATGGGAATCTCTATGGCGCGGATTCATGGCGCGCGTGCTGAAAGAGACCAAGGTGACAGAGCGTTTCACGGAGCACGACCTGCGCGCAAAGTGCGCTAGCGATGCCGAGACACTGGCGCATGCTCAAGCACTCATGACGCACGCCGATAGCCGCATCACAGATCGGATTTACCGGCGAAAGCCTGAGATGGTGAAGCCGCTCAGATAAGGCGGGCAAGTGGGTTATTCGCGGGGATCGGTAGTAAGCGAATCAAGGTGTTACGAGTGGTCATTGCGCAATACAATAACCCACGTTGAAATCTCGTAAGCCTTATTTGGCGGTGCTTGGCGAGACAAGCACGTACCGGTTAATAACCTATCCGGGGTTCGAATCCCCGTCTCTCCGCCACAGGATACATAAGGCTCCCAGCGTGGGGGCCTTTTCTATTTGGGTTATTCAAACAGGTTTGGGTTATTCGGAAGAAGTGAAAATCACTTTTTGACGCCCTGCCGAGGCAGGCTGAGAGGGGTGGGCGGCACAGCCGATAGACTGTAGCCGCCGAATACAACAGCTGGCCTGTTACGCTGGCACGCCTGAGCCTGCGACAGCCTGCACGCGCGCCTGCACGCGCGACATGTCGTGGTCGATGGGATCTGCTCCCTCCGGCCACTGCGCGCTGGCGATCATCGAAAACGTACCGTGATCGTCCTTCAACCATGCATGCAGCGGGAGCGGCCGCGCCTGCCAGCGGAGATCCTTCAGCGGGCCTTCCTTCCACGGCCACGACGCCCATAAGTCGGCGCCGTTCAGCACGCAGACCATGTTGGCGAGTTCACCGGAATGGTTCGCGTAGAACGCGGCATCCGCGAACTTCGGCGCTTCGAAGCTATGGAGTGCGCCAATCTGCGCCGCCGGAAGGAACAGCGGCGTCAGGTGCGTGCGCGACGCGCCGAGGGAGTGGCCGGCAACATGCACCACGTCGCCGACCGGGATCGTCGCGTGCACCCAATCCCAGAGTTTCTGCATCCCCTCGTAGACACCCGCCGTCACATTGCCACCGGCGACCGGTACCGGGTCGAGCGACATATCCGCAAGCACGTCCATGACCTTCAGCGCGCTCGCACGCGTGCCGCTGATGCTCAGATGCGTCTCGCCGCGCGCGTCGGCCGAGAGGACGGCCTGATGGCTGGCGTTCTGGTACTGAGCAATCCAGGTGTCGCCGAGGGCCGCGAATGCAGCCTTCGAGGCAGCCTGGTCGATCAGATACGCGGCGTTGGCGCGCGCCGCCGCCAGCGCTGCTGCTTGCCAGTCGATGCTCATTGCAATGGCGCGCCGGCGAGTGGCGTCGATGCGGCTGTAGGAACGGAAGCGGCTGGAGCCGATGCAGATTGTGCGGCAGCGGCATTCGTCGCAATCGCGGTAGCCGTATCGACGACCAGCTCCGCGAGGAGCGCGAAGCCAGCGATCTTCTGTTTCTGCTCTGTCGACAGGACGTTATCCGGGGCGGCTTGAGCAATCGCGTTCGCTGCCGGGATCGCCGTGCTTACGAATTGCTGAACCGATGTCGTGGATACCGTCGCACCGATCGCGCAGGTCGTGTTGGCCAACTTCGTGGCCGCAGGCAACTGCGCCTGGACGTTCGCTGGGATCGCCGCACCCAGCGTCGGCGCCAATGTCAAGGCCTGTTGAACCGGCGGGCATGCGATAGCAAAGAATTGCGCCGGCGTGAGCTGGGCTGGTTGCGTGGTGCCGCATGCGGAGAGAGCGAGCAGGGCTGCGCCTGCCGCGAGAGCAGCAAATAGCTTCTTCATGATTGGGAATTCCTAAGGTTTGAGAGAGAACTTCGCCGCGGCGTCGGCCGTCGCGGTGACTGCGCCCGCGACAGCGGAGACGGCAGCGGTGTTGGCAGCGATCGGAGCGGTTGCTCCTACGCCCGTTTCGGCGAAATCAAGTTGATAGCCGTCGGCAGTCTTCTGGACGTGGACTGTCACGCTTGAGATGTCTTTCCCGTTCGCGATGGTCGCGGCGCAGCAGATGACCTGCTTCGAAGCGGCGTCGTAGAACGGGCGGACATCGTAGGTCGCCTGACCCGCACACCCGGCCAGCATCAGCGGTGCGAGGCAGAGCAGGGCGCGGATCATGCGGCCGGCATTGCAGGGGCTTTGACGCCGTACTTGGCTTCGAGATAGCCCTTGGCGACGTGGCCGAGATAAACGAGAGTGCCGGTCAGGATCGGCAGGACTTCAGCGGGAACCGGATGGCCGGCGCTAGTGAAGGCCCATTGAATCAGTGCCGAAACCGAGCCGGATGCGACGCCAATGCCGCCGCTGACGAGTGCGTTGTTCATGGATGCTCCTTCTGGACGATCTCGTCCGGTGAGAAAACGAATCCGGCCTTGCGCGGGTAGAACTGGAATACGAAGGTCGGTAACGAACGGTGGTGGATGCCGTGCGTCGGCGAGCGGTGGAACTTCGCTGAGAGCGGCAGCATGTTCTGCGGCGAATCGACGAAGGTTTCGGGCTTGGCCGGATCGAATGCGTGCCAGTCGAAGCCGCGCGCGGCCGTGAGCTGGCAGATCATCCAGATGCCGGATTCCTGGACCGGAAACGTTTCGTCAGTCGGTTGATCGGTGATCTCGTCGAGCACGGGAATCTCCGTGATCTCGCCTACCGCGATCGCTTTGACGATCGTCCAATCGACCGATTCGGCATCGGCCCACTCGCAGAACATGTGGTGATATTCGGGCGCCGGTTGGCCGCTGACAGCGCAGTGCAAACCGGCTTTGTGGCCGAGCTGCTTCGTGTGGCGGAACGTCGGTGACTCGCCGCGCGGCGCCGCGTGGTCCGGGTAGTACTCCATCTCGACGTCGGTCACCTTGACGAGATGCTCGCCGGCGACCAGCGGCACATTGGCAAGGCCTTCGGTCATGCATTTGTGGCAGACGTGCTCGAGCGGAACGTCGTGACTGCAGCGTGGCATATGAGGTCCGTAAACGAAGAAACCGCCCGAAGGCGGTTTAGGTGAGGGGATTCGGGATCAGGCGACGCCGAGCGCTTTCTTTGCTGCGGCGTACAGAGCCTCCCGATCGGCAAGTCCGTTCGTGCCGCCGTTGATGCGCCGCGTGAGCGTGATGAAGTCTCTAGCGTTTGCGATCGCGCTCAGCTTGTTGTTCCACCAGAACCAGCCAGCGGACATCGCAGCGTTAGCTGGCTGCTCGAGCAGCTCAGGCTCGTTGAGCAGGTCGAGATCCATTCCGACAGCAGCAAGCGCGTAATTCGCGCGGCCGGTAATCTGGATCAGCCCGCGACCGCAAAACCGCTCGCCGTCGCCCGGCTGTGTGTTGCCTAACTCGGTGGCCTTCGTCGACGGCGGCTCGTACGTGAGCTGCGCGGCGGTTGGCCCCCACAGCTCTTTGGTGAAGAGCAGGTGATCTGACTCGTGCCCGGTCTGCGCGAGGAACGCGGCCACGTCCAGCGGCTGGGCGATCTGATAGTGATCGCACGCGAGTTGCATGAATGGCGCGAACAATGTAGCGCGCGATAGGACGGCGCCGCAGCCTGCGGCAACGATCTGCGGAGTGAGATTCATAGGGTCACCAATACCAGTTTGATGAAGGCGTTGACCCAGTCCGGGAGTGCCTCGTGATTCACGATGCGGACCAACGCCCAGATGCCGGCCAGCGGCAAGACCACGGGAAGGAACACCTTCTTCAGCAGGAAGGTCCACGACTCAGCCAGTCGGCAGAAGAAACGCACTGTCTTCACGCCGCCGTTCCACATGCCAACAATGGAATCCGTCCCATTCACGACCGTGTCGAGTTTCCCGCTCACCTGCGCGAGCGTCGCGTCCTGGCTCTGCAGATGGACGGTGATCTTCGATAGCGCGTCGGCTATCTCGGTGAATCTCGCTTCCCCCTTGTTCAAACGCTCGTCGGTGCCGTTCAGGCGCTCGTTGATGGCGTCCATTTCACTCATTCAAATCCCCGGAGAAATGAAAAAGCCGCCCGAAGGCGGCTGGTAAGACTTTTAAAGGAATCGGCGCTAGAATGCGCGATCCCATTGGAGACATCGCATGTCAGACTCGAAACGGCTGGTTAGGCAATCCCCATTCTCAGGAAAAGGCATTCGGGAGCGCGTTCTGCGCCGCCTCGGGGCTGGCGATCTTTACGATTCGATTGCATCGCTTTCTGGTGCCGTGAAATCGCGCGATGAAGCATTAGCCCAATCTCGCGCAATTGCGGATGAACTGCGAGTTTCAGGAACCTCTGAACAAGATAAGGATTCGAGTCGAATCGGCCGCCTCGAGCATTTCGAGAGTCTGGCCAACTCCGGTCGACTGATCGAACTCGAATATGCGATCCACCCCAAGATGCGGCATGGTGGGTTGCTTCCAGAAGAGCCCCGGATGGCCAGATTGCTCAGCACTGGAGATATGCGTTACGCGGAACAACTGACGAGCTTTCTGCCGGTCATCGAGAAGGCAATCAGCATACCGTCGCGCGCAAACAGTCCGACCGAGCCACATTGGCAGAACGATTGGCTGCCCGCGTTCGATGCGATATCGATCTACGCTCAACTGGCTCTGAAGAACCCGAAGCTCTATCTTGAGATCGGATCGGGCACGTCCACCAAGTTCGCAAGGCGGGCCATTCAGGATTTCGGGCTTCAAACGCGCATTGTTTCGATTGACCCATATCCGCGATCGGAAATCGATTCGATCTGTGACGAGGTTATTCGGCTTCCGCTCGAGGATGCGCCATTGTCAGTGTTTGATCAGTTGCAGCCGGGTGACATGCTGTTTTTCGACGGCAGCCATCGTTCGTTTCAGAACTCTGACGTCACCGTGTTTTTCACCGAAATCCTGCCGTCATTGAAGAATGGCGTGTTGACTGGCGTTCATGACATTCTGCTGCCGACTGACTACCCGACTGACTGGCTCGATCGCCACTACAACGAGCAATACCTGCTTGCGTGCTGGTTGCTCGCAGGGGATCGTCTGCGAGTAGAGTTGCCGCTATTTTACCTATCCTGCCGGCCCAATCTCTCAGGGATTCTGGATCCGCTGTGGAAGGCCCCGAATCTCATCGGAGCCCACACGCACGGTTGCGCTTTCTGGTTCACACCAACAGGGCTGGAATCCTAGCCGCGACAGAGGAACTGGTATGTATCCCCGGCAACCGGCGTCGCATTCCAGATAAACACCTGGACCGATGGGGCGGAATCTACACCTGGCTCCTCGCCGATCACGTTGTTGACCGTGCCTGTGCCGCCCGTGAATTTGCAGGACATCACAGGCGGATTATCCGAGGTGGTGGCAACCGTATTGACGGTTACGCTGGGACTGTTCGCCTGTCCCGTACCGTTCGATGTCACGGTAAGAATAAAGCTGCTCCCGAATGAGGTTCCGCTGACGGTCGCCGTGCTGCCCCATCCCGACGACAGGGTGATTGATTTGATGCCGCCAGCGATTCCGTTATTCACGGTGCCAACGTTGGTGTTTCGCCCAACAAACACTTCGCCGACGCCCAGATTCGTCACTTCGAGCCAGTTCTGCGTGGTCGGGGTGCCCTGGTCGTCACGAACATAATTGTCATCGACGAACGTGTTCAACAGCGTGTTCGGGTTGAAGTCGATCAGCGCGATACCGTATTGGGTATTCGATGCGACGGCTGAGCCGCCCGTGCCGCAGTCACCGATATTGTTGCCGCGAATCTGGTTGTCAAAGACCTGAGTCGAGAATGTGCTTTCACTCTCGAGTTCGATGCAACCCTCGCCAGACTTGTAAATCGTGTTTCCGATAACGTTATTTTTTGATGTCGACTCGCCAGTAACGAAGTTAGAAATGACGATGCCTCCGCCGACGCCGCCAGTTATGTTGTTATTAGCAATCGTGTTGCGTGATGCCGCGAGCAGGGACAGAAGATCGCCCGGCCCCGCTGCGGCCGGAACGTTTGTCAGAGTGCCCGGTGATCCGGAAACGGTTAGGCTCGTATTAGAACCTATTGCCGTGATCAAGAACTCCGACCCACCATTCAGGATGATGAATGACCCTGGAACGAGCGCCGAGAAGTTCGGGCCGCCCGTCGAAGTCACGGTTGAGCCCGACGTGCTGACCGTCATACCAGTCTGCAATGCGGCATTGATTGTGTTGCCGCTGACCGTATTCGAGTCGGAGTTGTTCAGCGTGATCGCATGCTGGCCAAGCGCACCATACAGCGTATTACCGACGATCTGTCCATAGGTCGGCGTCTGCGCAGCTCCAGTAATGACATATATCGGGCCAACATAGAAGTTCGTCCACTTGTTGTATGTGATGATCGGGCGAAGGCCGGTCGACACGTCGACGCCATAGCCATTGCCGTTCTCGATCAGATTGCCCGTGATCGTCACATCGTTCGCGGGTCCGACGTACAACAGGAACGCGCTGGCATTGTCCGTGTTGTTTGAACGGTTGCCATTGATCGTGCAGTTCTGGACCGATGCGCCATTTGCCGTATTCACGCTGAAGTCAATCAGCGTTGTCAGGTTCTGCGCATTCGGCTGCGTGATCACTGCACCGTCGACACACAGAAGCCGCGTGCTCGGCTCCATGTCGAGCGTCGAAGTCAGGCTGTAGGTGCCACTGCCGACGTGCACCGTGCCATTTGTGCCCGCCGCGTTCACGGCCGCCTGGAGGGTCAGTTTCGCCAGCCCCCAGCCCGCGCCGCTGTTCGAATCGTTACCCGCGGTCGAGACATACACATCCTTGTTCGTCGCGTTGCCGATCGGCTCCGCGCCAAGGTTTGTGAGCGCCGCAGATGCGGTTGTCGCATTCGTGCCGCCGTTGGCGATGGGAACGGTCGACGAGCCGAGCAGCGCGGTCAGGGCTGCTGTCTGACTGGTTGCGCCCGTCCCGCCGTTAGCGATGCCAACCGTCCCCGAAAATGAACCAGCAGCAACGGAGGTATTGCAGGTAAATCCCGTTCCAGAGGTCCAGTTCAATGCGCTTGCCGACGTACTGCAGCTCGGAATAGCGAGCGCAGTTGGCGAAGCGGTAGAGCCCGTGCCGTTGCCAATGATCGTGTTTGCAGCCTGAGTGGCATGGTCCGCAAGCGTGACAAGGCCCGTGGCCGTCAGGCTGCCGCTGATAATCGGACCCGAAATGGCCGGCGACGTGGACAGTACAACAGACCCCGTTCCGGTAGCGCTCGTCGTACCCGTCCCGCCATTCGCCGCGGAAAGGGGATTCTGGAGCGTCATGACGCTAAACGTCGGAGACGGATAGGTCTGTCCCAGTGCCGACATCGAGCACAGACCCGCAATGACAATCGCGAATAGTTTTTTCATTTGTGGCGGTGGAATTAAAAAAGCCGCCCGGAGGCGGCTTGATCTGATTCAGTGGGAGTGGTCAGGACTTCGAGAGAATTCCGCCGTTATTCCAGAGCACCCCGGATGTCCCGGGCAGCGATGTCGGGAGGCCAAGAAACCAGGTGATGTAATCGGACTTGGCTAACAGAATGTTGGTGCCGTCACCGTAGATTTCGGTGTTGTATCCTTGCGCGACTACTACGCCAGTACCTGATGCGGTTTTGAGCGTGATGCTATAGGCGCCGCTTGATTGATTCGATACGGTCCACGCGCCAGTCTGGGTCGGCAAAATCACCGAAATGTTTCCCGTCAGCGCTCCCGTGAGAGTGATCACCCCATTGCCGTATTGCGCCTGCGTTAAGGTGACATTTGAACTGCCCGCCACGCTAACCGAAGCATTTCCGCTGATGGCATTTTGTACAAATGCCGTGGTCGGTATTTTTGTACTGGAATCGCCAGCGGAAGGCGTTACAGAAACGGGGGTTCCAGTGAGGGTCGGGCTTGCAATGGACGGCGATGTCGCCAGCACCGGGCTACCCGAGCCAGTCACCGCATTACCCAAGCCCGTCGCAACTCCCGTCCCTAATCCGGATACCCCAGTCGAGATAGGCAGACCCGTGCCATTGGTCAGCGTCACTGAAGTCGGCGTGCCAAGGACGGGCGTCACAAGCGTCGGAGACGTGGACAACACAGTCGAGCCGGAACCGGTCGACGATGTGACGCCCGTACCGCCCTGAGCAACTGACAACGGCGTCGTCAATCCGGTGAGCGATGTGATGTTGCTGTTCGCCCCGCTCGTAGCACCACCGAGTGCCGTCAGCGCCGCGCTCGCCGTGGTCTGGCCTGTACCGCCATTCGCAATGGCGACCGTGCCCGAGAACGATCCTGCGGCTATCGCCGTGTTACAGGTAAATCCGGTGCCGCTCGTCCAGGTCAGCGCACTCGATGCCGAGCTGCATGAGGGCATCGCCAAAGCAGTGGGCGACGCGGTCGACGCAGTACCGTTTGCCAACACGGTGTTAGCGGCCTGCGTCGCGAGATCGCCGACCGTTACCAGGCCGGTCGCCGTCAGAGCGCCTGTAATCGTCGGACTGGCAATCGTCGGGGATGTCGATAGCACGACGCTCCCGCTCCCGGTAGACGAAGACGCGCCCGTCCCGCCGCTAGCGGCTGACAGCGGAGTTTGGAGAGTGATGCTGCCGAACGTTGGCGACGGATATGTCTGCCCGAGAGCCGACAGCGAAACAAGCCCCGAAACCAGTATCGCGAGTAATTTTTTCATTTTTAGGCAATAAAAAACCGCCCCAAGGCGGTTGTGTTGGGTCTCGTGCGCGAATGGTCAGGAAATCGAAACGATCCCGCCATTGTTCCAAAGGACTCCAGATTGCGCGGGGAGCGTGGTAGGCAGCGCAACGAGTGCCGACATAATGAAGGTCGCCATCTGCGCTGGTGTAGCCGCTACCGCAACACCGCTCTGCGACATGAAAATCAGATCGAACCGCCCAATCTGCGCGGCACCCGGAAACTGATCAAGTTGCTTGGTGCTCATTGGCTCACCAAAAAGAAAAGCCGCCCAAAGGGGCGGCTATTGAACTGGTTTCCGGCTGTTACTTGCCGACGGCGCGCCATGAAAATGGCACGGTCTTATTGAATGTCGTGTATCCCAGACAGTCTCCGACGGCGTTAAATCCAGTCGTGGAGGGTGCTCCGTTGCATCCGAAGACGGGATAACCACCGATAGACGAATTTGCTGTCCCCAGGCAATTACCCGTCACCGCATAGCAGCCGCTTGCGAATGCAACGGGAAAGGTGATGCTGACGCTCGCCGAACTCACCCCCGACGAGGGAAGGGTTCCAGTACCCCATTGCTCGATCGATCCGTCGGGCATCTTGCGCCAGCCATTCGCGCTCAGCGAGGAGGGGAATTGACCGAGGTTGACTGCGTGGCTTGGTTGGGAGCCAGCCGGAATTTGCAGCGCGCCACCGGTGCTCTCAAGCAGCACCCACGAGCTGATGTTCGCCTTCCACATCACGATGCATTTGCTGCCCGCGACGATCTCGCTGCCTTGCAGCGCCAGATGTGCGCCACCCACGATCGGCTGTGCGGCGACGCCATTCGGTGCGAAGGTCGACGCACCGGTGTTCGCGAACGCGGCTTGAAACTCCAGCGTCATGCCATCGACGAGGGACGTGACGGCAGGCGCGTAGTTCACCGCATACGCGTTTGCCGCTCCGCCGTCGACTGCGTACGTGAATACATTGCCCTGAATGGCCTGCAGCAGACTGCCGCCGAGCAGCGGCGCGCCGCCGTACGCGCTGATGTTGCCGCTGGTGATGGTGGTCTGGCCGTATGCAACGGTCACTACCGCCAGACCAAAAAAACCGCTGTCCGGGGCCGGTGTAGTCTGGCTGCCGGTGGTCGCCGGCGTCCCAGCCTTCACCTGTAATTGGACCGTGTCCTGCCGCGTCGTGTAGTTGGCGTTGCCGTTGCCATTCGGTCCGGAGAATGGCTGGCTCGGATTCGTCGCGTTGTAGTAGGGCAGCACGATCGCATTGATGTCCTGCTCTTCGAACGCCGCTTCAACCAGGTAGTTGACCGACTGTCCAGACGTGGACGGGGCGGGACATGACAGGGTCGTCGACGTGTTGATGATCCCCTGCTTGACGATCAAATCCGTCGTGTCGGCAGGAAGCGTCGAGTATTGCAGTGGATCGGTCTCCTGCAACGAGTACACGCGTCCCGGGCCGACCATGACGTTGAGGGCGGCCGGCGTCGTCGGTGTGCATGCGAAACCGCTCGCGATGGTCGATGTGCCAAACAGTTCTTGGGCAAGCATGCCCAGAGCTGTCATGACAGATCGATTCGTGTTCAGAAGATCAACAGAGCGCGGAATCGCAGCGGGGTAGACTAGGACTCGGTCCAAGGTGACGCTCCAATAAAAAAGCCCCGCTCGCGGCGGGGCTCGGTATGCAATGGGATGTCTACTGGTAGACGATGTAGTCGCTTTCGCTGTCGATCACGAAGGCGCCTGTGTCGGTCACGACTGCATTGGCTGGTATCGGTGGGACCGGGAACGCTGGCGGGTAGTAACTGGGCGGTGTTGGAACGACTGGCGGCCAACTCTGGATCCGCACCCATACCTGCACCCCTAAAGGGTGCGTCGCTGCAATCGCGGCATAGATCGCCGAATCCGGGGCGACTCCTGCATACATCGTGTCGCTAATGTATTCAGCCTGGCTGCCCGTGTCGTAGGCGCCTGTCGGGATGTCGTAACCCGCAATCAGCGGGATGCCTTGACCTGTAGGCCGATATGCGACGACGAAGGCCTGCGCCACCAGAATGTCGCCATAACCACCGCCGACGTCATATCCCACACCGCCGACGTCATACCCACCAGTGTCCGATGGATTCCAGGGTTCGAAGATGACCGGCGCATGTCCGGTAAGCAGCGTCAGGACACTGACCATGTCTCCGCGCGTCGGGCCATTGACGAACAGGCTTGCCAATATGCGCGCGCGAAATGCGTCATCGGTTTCGCCGAATGTCCGCGGCAGCGTCGTGCCGAAAAAGTCATTCGAGATCAGGTCTAGATAGCCGTCCGTGGCCGTCTTGATGCGCGTTTGCAGCGATGCATAGGTGATCTGCGCGTAGATCGTCGAAAGCGCCCATGCAGGCCCCTGCAAGGTCGCATCGAAGTTCGGGGAACTCTGGAACCATGACGCCGGAATCTGGGCTTTCAGGCGGCTGAAAAAGTCGGCTTGATCTCCGATTGCCATATCAGTTTACCGTCACCGACCCTGAGACCACGTTTTGTTGTGCTGTCACCGTTAGATCGGCGCCAACCCCGTTGATGGTGAGTCCGGTCGCCGTTGCTACGCCGGTCACGCCGTAGATCACGGAATAGATCCGCGTCCACGAAAGCGTCTGCCCAATCGCAAGTCCGGCGATGTAGTTCTGGATCGCCGTCTGCACCGCGGCGGCTACAGTGAGGTGCGTGTACGTTGGCTGCACCGTGACGGTGACGACGATGTTGGCCGTGATGGGCACCGAGCCGAACACGTTGAACATGATGCCCAACGGGCGCACCGCGGCGACTGCGGCCGTAACCGCCGAGATGTTGCCGCTCGTCGGCGGGTTGATCACGAGGTAGAAATAGCCGCCCTGCGGCGTGCCGTTGTACAGGAAGTACTCGGTCAGCGTGTATTGGATATTGAGGCTCAGGTTGGCGATCGCGGACGCCACAGACGAGGCGATGCCCTGTTTCAAGCCCTGCACGTACAGAGCGAACCTGGCCTGCAATGCCGTGTCAGACTCGACATTCACGCCGTTTTCATAGGCCAGCGCATTGGTAACCGTATCAACGCCGACGATCGCGGTCGAAATGGTCGTGATCGCGTTGGCGTTGACATTGCCCTGTATGCCAGCGTTGATCGCCTCGACCGTGGCAGTCGCAGAAGCCGTTCCGGCCGGAATGACGTAGGCATTCGCTGAAACGCTCCACGTCGGCTGCGTAGTGTCGGCGATGACGATGAACGGCTGCGTGCCGTCACTCGTCAACAGCATGTCGCCAGGCTGGATGATGGCCTGCTGCGTCGGCGTGAAGCGCGAGAATGTGACCTGCCCAGTCGACGGAATGGCGGGCTGCCGCGGCGGCAAGCCGAAATCCGCGACGAATGTGTCGATGTCGTTCCCGGTCGACGTCGACAGGCGCGTGGTAGCCAGCAACGAGATGACCAGAGACTGAAGCCACATCGCTACAGCGGCCACGGCTTCTACTCGCGCCAGCTCGAGCGAGCCGATGACAAACGAGATGATGGCTGTCGTCGCCGCTTGGATCGCTGCAACCTGCTGCTGGACGATCGTCGTGAAGCTTTGCTGGTTAAGAGCCATATGCAGGGACGTTGAAGTTCAGGGTCTGCGGCACGCCCGTGGGCGCGTAGATGTAATTGATCGCGGCGCTTAGCAGACCCGTCGCGTCAGCCTGATAGGTAATGGTTGGAGGTGGCTGTTTCTGCACATCGGGCTCGACCATCACGACGCTGAAAATCAACGACTTGATCAGCGCGTACTCTTCGACGGATAAGGCGCGGCCAACAAAGCGCCCCAGTCCCGCGCCGTACGTCGGATGCCAGATGTACGTGCCTGGCGGTGTCAGGAGAGCGCGGATAATGCGCTGGTTCAATTCCGTCACGCCGCTCGCAATCGAGCTGCTCCCCGAGGCCGAGAACTGAGTGTCTTGGCCCCACCAGTGGAATTCGTCGCTCATGGTTTAGGTCGGCGGGTTCGTTTGATTCCCAGCCCCGTTTTCGAGGTGGGTATGGCCGTGAACGCTCTTGCCTTCGGCGATCACGTCATTCGTGACGGTGAGCGGACCTTCCATCGCAGCGTTGCCGCCGTGCGGCCCTTGACCTTGCGTCATCTGGCCGTCGACCTCGACCTCAGGCGCAGAGTGCGTGATCTGCGTGGTGGCAGTCAGGCCGATGGTTTGCGTCGCCTGCAGCACGATCGTCTGCGCCGAGAAATACATTCCGGTCGCCGCATTGATGTTGATCGTCCCGTCGTTATTCAGCTTGATGTATGAGCCCTTACTGTCGACGATCGCCGCTTGTCCGGACTGAACGACGGGCGGCCGCGCCGAGTTGTTGAAGAAGCGCCCACCGACGACCGTCGCCTCGACGCGGCCGTCCATGAAGTCGAGCCGCACCGAATCGCCAATGCCCGGCCCGAACACTGCGCCGAAGTTGTTGCCAACCCACGGCGCCGCGAGTGGAATGAAGCCCGTCTCGTCGGTGAGGTTCGGCAGGATCAGCACCTTGACTGTGTAGTCGTTCGGGTTGTACGCACTGATCTGGCCGTATTTCGTGAACGTGAAGTTGCCCATGAACTCGGACACGACCCGCTTGATGTGTTCGATCATGAGAGCGTCACCGTTTGTGCATCCGTCACCGTCTTGCCGTGGACCGAGACTTCGAAGCGAGGCGGATCGACCTGAAACCGGCGCCGGATGCGCGCCGCTTCATAGGTCGTGTCGAATGGCGTGCCAGTACCCTGCACGACGACCGGCGTCCACGGATAGATGATCGTGTCGCCCGGCAACTTGGCCGACATCTTCAGCTCGTGTTTGCTGATCTGGTCTAGCAGTTGCTGCGCCTTTGCATCGCACTGCGCCTGCGTCAGTCCAGTGAACGTGAAATCGTATTGCTGCAGTGTCTGCGCAAGGTTTGCATCGCGTTCCACACGCTTTGCGGTCTTGCTGGCGGTCGCGATCGACGTGTACACGGCGTTCTTCGCGCCGTGATAGCTGCGCACCCGCACAGAGACATCCTGCGCAAGCGTGAGGTCGTGTTCGAAATCGAGGCTTGTTGCGTTGGACGTCGGATAGGGACGCTCCGTTGTCGGCGGGTCGTACTGGACCAGGTACGGTTGGTTAGATACCGCACTGCCGAACGTCCCGAAATACAGCGTGCGGCCCAGAACGAAGCATTGCAGCCCCTCGTGCTGCGCGAGATAGGTCAGCACCGACCACATCGGCTGCTGCCGGTGCAGGCTGACGTGGTCGAGCGTGAAGAAGTGCCCGACCAGATCAGTTGTTGCCTGCACGTTGGGCGTGAGCCCGACTTTCTGCGCAATGAACGTCGCAATCTGGCTCGCCGTCTGGTTCTGGAACTTGATGTCGATCTTCTGATCGGTCATCAACGACGTCAGGTCGCGGCCCGATAACGAAATTCCCAGCGTGGCCGCGTTGAGCCGGATCGAATCGATGCGAAAGGTCTGCAGCAGTGTCAGGTCCGAGGCCGAGTAGTTCTGCGGGTCTTTTGGGAAACCCACGTAGACGTCGACCAGAATCTCGGTCTGCTGCGTCCACCATGCCCAGTCCGCGAACACGGCAGGTACCTCGATGCGGATGGTCCCCGCCTCGTTGATCCCGTTGTGTTCGCATTCCCAACTGCTCCAGTCGATCACCTTCGAACCCACCTTCAGGATCGCACGCGGGGCAACGAGCGATCCTGTAGTCGGGAGGGTATTGATCATGCCGGGATGGTCAGGGTGTTAATGCCGGTGAGCACCGGATCGGTGATGCCGTTGGCTGCAGCAATGTCGGTCCAACGGGTCGCATCGCCGTACTGCTGCGATGCAATCGTGTACAGGTCGCCGCCACCGACGGTGATCGTCTTTGCGCTGGTCGGCGTCGAGACGAGCGGCATATTCACCTGCATGCGCGCGCAGATGCTGCGCAGTTCATACAACTCCGGTAACTGGACGGCAGAATTGACGGACGCCAGAGTCTGGTAGATTGCAGTCGGCGCCGGGATGCCGGGCAATACACCCGAACCCGAAGCCAGAATGCCTTCTGCGTTACTGATGAGGTACTGCACGTGCGACGCCACCGCGGCAAGCGGTGCCGTTGCGGATGCCACGGCGCTCGCCACGGTATTGACGACCTGATCGGCACAATTCGCCACGCCCGCGATGAAGGATGTGACTGCCTTCAGGCCGTTCGCGATCGGCTGCGCTGCCGCACTGATCGAACTCATCGCGCTCTGCAGCGTGCCCACCAAGCCATTCAGCGTCGAATCACCGACGCAGTTCGAGAGCGTGCCCATGCGCGCCATGTCGGTTGCGAGAGACTGCGCCGGCGTGACGGCCGGCACTGAATCGACGGTCGCCGTCTGGTCCTCGATTACCTCGAAGCTGATCGAGTAGGGGATCTTGAACGGCTTCTCGTAGTCGGCATGGAACTGATGCACGACCACCTGATACCGCAGCGCATCCCACGACAGGGTGCATTGCAGACCTTCGCGGCGTACCGAGTCGAGGAAGCGCGCTCGCGAGAGTGCCGACGTGTACAGAAACCAGCCAGACCACGAAAGGGGATCATCGTCGGCGCCGATCGCGTTGATCCTGCGCCGGCCGCCGACCATCTTCTGCACGTCGAGCAACTGCGAACCGCCGAACCGAATCTTCTCGGGCACTTCTGCGTCCTGAAACACGAAGGAACCGTTCGGCGTGTCCAGAGTGAGGGTTGCGAACGTGTTCATCAGTACATCCCCATACCCGGACTGTACGGCGCAGACTCAGGATTGAAACCGGTTGGCCCGGTCCCCTTCGGCGGAATCAGCTTCGTCGAGATCTCGTGGCTATCCACGTAGAAGTGGTTATGAATCGCCTGCCCGAGTGAGCCCCACGGTGCTACTGGCTTCGTGACGTTGCCGCCAGCCGGTCCACCGCCTGCAACACCCTGAAAGAAGTCCAGTTGCTGGCCCGGGTTCATCTTCGACGCCGCGGAATCCATTGCGCGCTGGATCATGTAGCCGATCCCACCCACGATCAGGGCACCTACCGCGATCGTGCCGCCTGCAGCAGCCAGCGCCGCGACGCCAATCTGTTCGCCGGTGATGGCAGTAGCTGCCTGCGCGAGCAGGGTGCCTGCACCTGAGACCAGATACTTCGACAGTCCGATGACGCCTTTTTCGACGAATCCGGCTGCGCCCTTGGCACCTTTCCATGCACCCATGCCCGCGACTGCGGCACCGAACAGCAGACCGAAGTCGAGACCGGCACCGAGCACCGGGTGATTCTTCGTGAAGTCGGCCGTACTAGAGAAGAACGACCCAGCGCCGCTTAAGGCCGAGTTGACCGGCCCCATCAGCGTAGCCGTGCCGTTCATCAGCGTGATATTGGCGTTGGCGATGGTCTGGTCAGCGAGTCCCACCGTGCTGACCTGCTGCATCATGCGGCCCACATCCATCGGCGCTTGCGAGAAGTTCTTCAGGTCCGCTAGCGCATGCAGGTTGCCGATCGTCGAATCCTCGCTGAAGAACGAAGCGCCGCGCTGACCCTGCGTACCGAAAGCCATCTTCAGCAACGCATTGAACTTCAGCGGCTCCATCTTCTCGCGATCGGCTGCGAGGATGGCGACCTCTTTCATGAGGTCCATGCTGCCGTTCGCATAGAACTGCGACTGGTTGCCCTTATACAAACCCAGATCCTGCAGTGCCTCGTTCTGCTTCTTGTTCGAAAACAGCCCGCTGCCCAGCGTATTCGGCAGGGCATTGGAGGCCATTGCATTAAGCCACGTGCCGCTCTTCGTGTTCATGATGCCGCCCTGCATCATTGTGGCGACGAGCAGCATCACATCGCTCGAATTCGCGCCAGCGGCGTGCAGTGATGGCAGGGCATAACTGGCGGCGCGCGCGATCTGGCCCAGCGACGCGTGCGAAGTGAGTGACGCCTGCAGCATCGACTCATACAGCGGCTCGGCCTGCTTCGGGTCATACGCACCAGCCATGTGCGACAGGCCGATAAACGCCGTCGTCGCCTCAGGCATCGAGACGCCTTTCAGCTTCGACTCCAGTGCGATGTACGGCATCGCGAAGTCGAGCATCTCCTTCTGCTTGGCGGCAGATAGCGTGCGCATGAGTCGCGCGCCTTCGAGCATCGAGTCGCCGAACGGCTCGATCTTGCCGCCAGTCGCCCATGCGTATTTGCCCGCATAGGCCATTTCGCGGCTGCGCAGGTCTTCGATGTTGCCCTGCCACTGATCGAACGGAACCTGTGCAGTTGCCACCGACTTCACGTTCGCATCGGCGAGACGGGCGTTTTCGTACACGCCGTACAGCATCCCGGCGGTTGCAACACCGGCGCCGGTCGCGACGCGGCCGCCGCTTGGCTCTGAAGATGAACCGCTACCCGAACCGCCACCACCGGGGCGATAACCACCGCCGCCTCCGGGCGTGCGCATGCCATTGGCCTCGGCACGGGCCGCAGCCATGTTGCGCGCGAGGTCGCCGCTGCTGGCAGCCATCGTGTCGAGCACGTAGCTGGCGCGCGTGAGACTGCCAGCGCTCTCGCCGAGAGCAGTTGCCGCAGCTGCGGCCTTTTCGAAGTTGCGGGCCATGCCAGCGCCGGCCGTGGACGCCTTGCGTGCGTTTTCGGCAAACGCGAGCATCGATGCGTTGGCCTTGTCAGCCCACTCAACAATAAGCATCAGCTGGCTGCTGACGTTGTCTTTGAGTGTCGCGGTGACGCCGATCTCGTATGCGTTCAGCATGGGGCTCGCCATCCGTTATTGGCGAACTCGCCATGAAAATGTGTCGCCGCAGTACATCGCGCTGCGAATGCCTCTTCTGGGGTATCGAACAGCCCGAGGTACTTCACTTTCCGATTGACGCCGATCTGCGCACGCCATTTGCCGTGCCCTTTGTCAAACGTCACGCCCTTGAAGCCGCTTGTGTTCCGTTTGGATCGGACAGCATTTCGGCTGTTTTGCGTGTTGTTGCAGGGCCGCAGGTTCAAGCGCGTATTGTTCAGGCCGTTACCGTCTTCGTGGTCAGCCTGCTCGCTTCTATGCGTCAGGCCGAGAATGAACCTGTGCATGTATACGTAGATAGAGCGGCCGTTCTCATCGGTAATGCGCGTGGCCGCGTAGAACGTGTCATTCGGCTTCACCGCGTGCCACTTATAGCGGCTCACGAGTGCGTAATCCTGGTCGTCAATGCGCGCGACGAGGCCGCGAGTCAGTGGTATCTCGATCATTTTTTGCCTGCGAGAGTGTCTTCGACGGCTTGACCGACCAGATTGAGCACGACTTCAGTGTCGCGATAGAGCGCAGTGCCAAGCACTGGCCGTGGCGGAATGCCTTCGGGCGTGCCGAGTTCCTGATACACCATGATCGCGCTCTCGCTGCCGACCACGAATTCCTTTGGACCGGTCTCATGCTTGATGCTTTCGCGCAGGCCACCCTTTACCAGCAGTGGCGTGTTCTCGCCGGCATCGGGCGCCGCTTCACCGTCGACGATCGCCTGGATGTGCTGCTGCTTCGTCGCATCCTTCAGCTCGGCCCACGGTGTGAAATCGCCCATTTCCTCGCGCTGGTACTGGCCAAATTCAGCTACCGCGCTGGCCTGCACGATCAACGCGCTGGCTTCCATCGATGCGGCATATGCGACTTCGAGTTCAGCCGCCGCGCGCTCCATTGCCCGTGCGAAAGCGCCGAATGACTTGTAGGTCTTCATTTCGGCTTTTCCCACTCTTCACGGGACCACGACCACTTGCGGCCTTCGAGTTCACCCACAGCAACGCAGAAACCGAGCAGTTCAGCGCGTCGGAAACGTGTTGCCACGTCCCACGGGACACCGGCCTTAGTCAGCATCAGAACCTGACGTACGCCAGCGTCCCGGCTTATTTTTTTGCCGCGTCGACATCATCCTTTTCGTCGAACAGTTTCACGCCTTTCGCGAGCGCAACCAGCCCTTTGTGGCCGAGGCGCCCGATCAGCGCCTTGACCTGCAGCAGCGACGTCGGAAGCATCACCGGCGTCTCGTCGATCGCGCTCAGATAGATGAGCGGCAGGCACATATTGACGAAGCGGGTGTTCTCCGAAGCTTCATTGCCGATGGCGAGCACGAGCTCGTACTGTGCGAGCGGGCCGGGATAGGTCAGCGTCAGCTTGCGGCCGTCGGCCACGTCGACCACGGCTGTGTCGCTGTTGATCGCCGGCGCGGCGCCGCTCGTTTCGGTAACTTTCAGTTCGGTCATGGGATCAGTTCAGTTTGATGCGGGTGGAAGCGGCGAACGAGACCTTCTGGATCACATTCTTTTCGGCTTCGGCTTCACCGGCGTCGTCGAAATAGAGAATCACGCCCTGAAACTGGAACGTGCTCGGCGGCCCGCTGATTTCAGTGACGGTTTCCTGAATGAAGCCGGCGGGTTGGTTGATCCCCGCGTAGTAATTCGCCTCGAAGGTCGCGAAGTAGTTGTCGAGCGTTCCATCGGCACGCGACACCTCGAACGAACCCTCCCAACCGCCTTCCTGGAACGAGAGGATGATCGGCAGCGCATTGAGCGGCTTGACCGTCAGCTTGTTGGTGATCTTGCGCCGCTTGAAATTAAGCAGCGTCGGCAGGGTGAGCAGGCCGGCCGACGTGTAGATGTCGAAGCGGAAGTCACTGCCTACGTTCAAGCCACTTTGCGGCATGGCGATACTCCAAATGAAAAAGCCGCCCGAGGGCGGCTGGGTGTAACGAGGGAATGGATTACTGCGGAGTGACGGTGACGGTCTGGCCGCCCTCGATGTTCACGAGGAAGTACCGCACGATCGACAGGTACGTCACCATGACCGTCGCGACCATGTAGCCGAGGGCCACCTGGCTGATCGGGTTGTTCGCGGCGTTGATCTGCACGGACCACCCGGGCTGCGTCGGCGCATTGACGTTGCCGATCATGTTGTTCGTCTGCAGGTTCGCGAAGAACGCATCCATCGCGCCCTTGACGTTCCGACGCAGATTGATCGTCTGCACCTTGCCCGGCACGTACCCGAACGCGCTCGCGATCGTGAACGCGATGTAGTTCGTCATCCGCGTGTAGTTGTCGCCGTTCGTCGCGCTGTTGCTGCTCGCGTTGCGACCGGTGCGGCATGCGAAGACGGCGCCAACCGGCGCGGGATTCGTAATGACTTCGAGTCGCGACGTCGCCGCGAGCGCGATTTCCGCATCGCTGTACGGCTGGTTCTGCTGGCTGCGCTGGGTCGCCAGAATCCCGGAGATCGGATTGTTGAGAATCGACTGTTCGGGGCTCGTCGAGGCCTGCTGCGCCGAACTGAACGTGGCCGGCGATACCAGGCGGTTCACGCCGTTGACGTTGTCCTGCCAGTACGTCCAGTCGCCTACGAGACATGCGAAACCGTAGCCATCGACGCCCGCACTCGCGAGATTCGCGGCGCTCGTCGTGATGCTGGCTCCCACCGGGTTCGCACAGTGGAAGTAGATGCCCTCCTGAAGCCCGAACGCGAGCTGCGAAGTCCAGGTGCTCGGCGTCTGACAATCGATCAGGTTGCCAACCTGTGCGCCCGCTTTGCGCAGGGCATACATACCGGAACGCGTCAGGCCATCGGCGCCGACCAGCGTGGTATCGCCCACGCCCGAGGCGCCATCCGTACCACCGGAAAGCGTGTAGGTGTTCGTGAGGTTCGGTGCGTTGACGGACGTCCCAATCGTCGCAATGACGTTCTGCGAGGGACCGCGCAAGCCAGTCTGGCCATTGTTCACAGCGTTGACCATGTTCAGCCAGACGCTCGTCTGCAGCGTGACCGAGCCAGCGGTACCGCCACCGCCGGTGAGCGTCGCCGTCGCGCTGGTGTAGCCCGCGCCGGAGTTCGTAACGGTAAATGTGCCGAGACCCCAAGTCAGATTGACCAGCGCACCGGTACCGACACCTGACGTCGACGAAGGCGCAACCGGGTTCGTCGGAATCGAGCCGCCAGTCAGTGATCCTGCGTTCGTGACAGCGAGAGCCGTGATCACGCCAGACGCAGCGGTGACCGTCAGGATCACACCATTGGACAGCGTGATCGTGTCGTTCGTGACGTAGCCGGTGCCACCGCTGGCGCCGCCGCCGGTGACGTTTGCCGACAGCACCTTGAGGCTGACCGAGCCCGTCGCCTGCACGCCATTGGCAGCTTGCGGCGCGGAGATCGCCAACCCCGGAACTGATGTGTAGCCAGTGCCCGCCGTGACCGTGCCGCCGCTCACGCCCTGCGAGAGGTTGTCGAACACTTCCGGCGTGAAGCCCGCGCGCTGGATCGACAGCTTGTAGGTGTTGGCGGCCGTGCCGGCGACGATCGCTGCCGTAATGCCATTGCCGACGATGCCGGTATAGAGACCGGTGAGCGTCATGCCGGTGACCGGCGAGCCCTGCGTGTCTTTCAGCGCTGCACTCGCCGCGGTATCGGTGCCGTCCGTGACGCGCACGAGGATGTAATTCTGGACCCCGTTCAGGTCGCCGATAGCGACAGCCGTCGCAATGTCGTGCGAGCGGAACGTGACCGGACCGACGAGTTGCTGGGCCTGTGCGCTGTTGCCAACACCCATCATGGCCGAGTTGACCGGACCCCACGAGCCCACGCCGACCAGGCCGAGACCATCGGTCGGCACGCCGTTGATGTACGCGATGCTCGGCGGCTGGATGATGACGTACAGGTCGGGTGCCTGCAGCGCGGTGACGTTGAGACTTCCTGCCTGATAGACGGGCATCGTTTGCTCCGGACGTAAAAAAACCCGCCGAAGCGGGTCCAGAAATGAAAAAAGCCACCCGAAGGTGGCCTATGCGAATGTGAGGCGGTCTAGTGAGGCATCAGCAGACGCGGCGGTATGTGGAGATTCGGCCGCGCGCCATCAATGAATGAAACCTGGATCTGCCACGCCTCCCGACTCCAGTCAACGCCGAACTGCTCGCGCATGATCTGGATGAACGCTTTCTTGATGCGCACGCAGACCTGAGGCGTCGCTTCTTGTCCGGCGAAACGATGGGTTGCCAGTTTGAGTGCGTCGCTCGCTGCGCGTGTGCGATCCGGCTTCATCCGATCACCTTGTGCACGCTGGATGCGTACTCGCCGGCCAGCAGCGCAGCGATTTCGTCAGGATCTCGAATTGCGTCGCCTTTGCGGTAACTGCCGAAAGCGTGTCGCACGACGAGGTAATAACCGAGGGTGTTCTGGTTGGCCATGGATGCCTCAGATGTTGGTGGTGTTGCTCGAGCCGTTCGTCGGCGTTGTCGTTACACCGAAATTCGTCACGGTATGGTCGGTTTCGGTCGCCATCGTGGCGTACTCGACTTCATACAGCAGGTTGCGACGGTAGATCTGCACTTTCTGACCGGTGTCCTGATCGATGGTGCCGCGGTACAACAGGCGCGCCCACGTGTTGTCGGGCATCACGATGCGCGGCTGCTGCTTGAAGGAGACTTCGAGCGTGCGCATGATCGCGTCGCGCACCGTTTCGGACGGTGCCCACGCGGTCACCATGAAAACCTGCGCCTGTCTGCCGATTTCCTGCTGCATCACGACCGGCACCGAGATCGCGGTTTCGATGTCGAATAGACCGTTGATCGTGATCACATAGGCGGTTGCCGACGCGCCAGGGATCAAGGCGGCCAGCGCAGCAGCGACGGTGCTAACCGTGTCCCCCGCCTTGACCACATAGCTGTACGGCTGGTAGTTCACACGCAGCGTGGCGGCTTCGCCCGGATTGATCGATCCGCCGACGGTCACGCGGTTCTGGTAGATGCCGAGCGAGAGCTGCGCGGCTGGAATCGTGTTTTGCGAATCGCCATCACCCAGAAACCGGGTGGTGTTCTTGCCCATGCCGGTCATCTGGTACACGCTGACCATCGCGTCGCCTGCCGCGATCAGCGCTTTCAACTGCGCCGGTACCGGCCAGCCCGCGCGGACCACCACGGTCACGCCGACGGCACTGGGCTGACCCGTGCCGTTCGGGTACAAGGCGGCGCCGGCGAGGCTACCCAGCGTGTTCATTACATCAGAAAGGTCGGCCATTACACATCCAGACGTTCAGCGATGAGTGCGTAGCCCAGACTGTTCCAGTAGGGGCCGGTGACCTGATAGCGTACACCCAGATCATCCGTCACGATGTCGTCGTTCTGGATCAGACCAAGCGCTGCGCTGCCGGCCGGAATGAATATCGACCAGAGCGTCTTCGCATCCTGATCGGCGGGCAGATTCGCGTCTGGTCGTCCCTTTTCCTTCTTCAACTGGATTGACGCGGGCAGCCCGCTTGCAATCGGCGTCTCTTGCGATGGCAGCACACCGCTGTAGGTCGGCGTGTACCCTGGCGCCACATCGACGTTAGGCCGCGTGATCGCGATCGTTCGCGGATATACGAAGCTCATACAAACAGCTTTGCGCGGTAGGGCGCGAGAAGGGCCTTCGTATCGTCATCGATATTTGTCGCGGCGAAGCGCTCGAGCGCGGTATCGCCAGCCTTATACATCTTCGTGGCGCCGAGCTGTGGCACCGCCGCCTGAGCCTGAATGATGTTCGCGCACGCAGCCTTGATCGCGGGTGGCAATCCGGATGCTGGATAACCCGCCACGTACCAGAGGTTGATCTCGCTGTAGTACGCGAGCATCACGCCGGCCGGGACCCACACCATGCCCGTCTCGAAGTCCACACCGGTATTGATGATCGGGAAAAACTCCCATACCGGCGGCCCACCGAAGTGAGAGAGCGACGCGAGCAGATTGAACTCGTCGACCTGATACCGCGATGACGCGCCGCGGCGACCGTAGCCGTAGCGACCCTGTCCAGCGATCAGGCGCGCGACTGGCGTGAACGCGAGGTTCGTTACCGGACGCCCATCAGGCATGAACTTGTGCTGCTTGATCGTCATGCCCTTGTCGGCAGTCGCACCATTTGCATGGGCGAATACAACGTTTTGAAGCGTCACATTCTGGCCGGAGATCGACACGATTGCGACTGGCTCGCCAATCGCATTGTTGGCCCGGTCCAGAATGATCACGTCCCCGACCAGCAAGGATGCGACGCCGCCGACCAGCGGAACCACTACGTTATTACCCGGCGCAATCGCCGCGCCAAGCGCGAATGATTGCGTCGGCGTGAGCGCAGCCATCCATCCTGGCGCGCCGGTACCGTCCGGTACCCACACCAGACCTTCCGGGCGCTTCAGGTACAGATCGATCAACGTCGATGCCGTCGTAACCTGTGCCGCCGTCGTGCCGGCCGGTAGCCCGTACGTCGCGTAGTCGCCGGAGGTCAGGTAGGAAGAGGGCATCTTAGTTCGCTTGCAGAAGGCCTGCTACGTTCGACAGCGTTGCAGCAGCGCCGCCGGTGTTGGTCACCGTCACCTGATACGACATAAAGGGCAGCGTGTCGGCGGTCCCGATCGAAGCCATTTGCGCAGTGTTGGCGGTGAGCGCCGCAGTGACCGGCGCACCGATGGCGACGGTACCGGCAGCGTCCAGAAAGCGCTGGATCGTGATCGCGCCAGCCTGTGTTGATTTCAGGCCCAGCGCGAAGTACTTCCAGCCGTTGGAGATCAGCACGGCCGACTGCAACTGGCCGCTGGCTGGCACCTGTGCATTCAGGCCCAGCTGCGCGGCGCTGAGCGGTGTCTGGAGCGACGGGCCCAGTTCACCGCCAACGCCGGTGTTATCTGCGCGGATTGTCATGTCGAGGTCAGGATCCGGTGAGTGCGTACGCGTTCGTCCTGCACTTCCAGACGCTTCGCCATCGCGAGGTCAGTCATGATCGGAGAGCGCTGCACGAGACCTTTGTCCAGCAGGTAGTTCGCGAGGTCGTGGCGCACATTCGAGGCCTTTCCGTCGACGAACTGGACGGAGAAGGTGAGCGGCGTGCCGTCATGACCGCAGAAATCGGACGTCGGGAATTCCTTGCCCGGCTGAACGATGATGAGGTGGTCGCGCTTGCCGGTTGTCAGATACAGGTGCATGCCAGTCCTTTGGTTTGGGAAAAGAAAAGGGCGCTGGAATTAACCAGCGCCCCTCGACGTGCCATCCGAAGAAGGCAGCGCACTACCCACCAGCGATTACGTGCTGACGACTGCCACCGTGGCATGCGCGTAGCTGTAGCCCTTCACGATCAGCGCGTCGAACTGCACGCCGACGAACTGGCCAGCCAGGTTACCCGTCAGACCCAGTTGGAAGATGCGCGGCTTGCCGTCGGTGCCCTTGCCGATGTATGCGATTTCGAGCATCGATTCGGTGGTGATCACGGCGTAGTAGTTGTTCAGACCGCTACCCGGGTTCGCGAAGCCGTAGTTGCCGCTCGAATCCGTCGGCATGTACGGATCCGGGATCAGCGGCAGGTCACCCGCTTGCGTAGCGAGGAACTTGACCGAGACGCCTGCAACCACGTCCTTCGTCTTCAGCTCGATATGCGACGCTTTCGCTTCCTTCTCGATCTTGTCGATCAGGAGCGGATTCAGGTAGATCGCGGTCGGCTTCGGTTTGAACGTCTGGTTCGCCATCATCGTGGCGACCATCGTCTTCAGGCCGTCGATGATCGATGAACCGAACGGGATCGTAGCCTGCTGCGTGATCTGCTCGAGCGCGCCGACCCATTGCAGCGTAGTCGGGACCAGCAGCGATGTGTCGGTGCCGTTCCAGAACATGTGTGCGCGCAGCACGATGATCGCCGTGATAATGTCTTCGACGTCCTTCGCCTGCAGGGAGGCGAACTGGCCTTGCTGCTCGGTCACGTCGCGGTCGAACAGCGACAGGTTCGATTGCGCGACGCTCGCCTTGATGAAGGCAGCGCGTTCGACGCGAGTCGGCCCCGAAGCAGTCGCAGCGAGGTTGCGCGGATCGTTCGAGGTCGCGGTGGCGATGGCGATCTGTTCGAAGTAGCGATGCGGGTGACCGGTCGCCGGAACGTGCGGCGTGCGCTCGAGCGCCACCGAATTACGACGGATCAGGTCAACGATTTCGCGTTCGAACACCGGCACTTCGAGAGCGCCGGGGCCGCTGTAATCGGCGGCAGCCGACAGGGCGTGCATGCCCTGGCCGCTTGCGCCCAACGTGTTGCCGAGCGCGATCAGCGCCGGATCTTCCGAAGCGGAAGCGGCGCGTGCAATGATAGTCATGGCTTTTCCTGTGAAGTCTGGGATGTGTAGTGCGGGGCGCGCTGCTTACTTGCGCAGGAGACCGGCTTGTGCGATCTGCTGCTTCGCGGCGATGCGGGCGCTGATGCCCGTCACGCCAGCCGCTTCCAGCATCGTGTCGATCTGGCCTTCGGTCAGACCTTCCTTCGTGTCTTCGACCTTGATGCCGCCCTTGGCGAGCAGCGTCAGGACCTCGGACGGCACGGTCTTGCGGTCGGGGGCTGGTACGCCCTTGAACGCAGCAGCCTTCAGGTCGGTCAGTTGCGTGCCCAGACCGGCCAGCGTGTCCGTGATGCCCTTGATAACCGGGTTGTTCGCGTCGAGCACGGGGGCGTCCGCGTGGCCTGGCTTCAGTTCGACCGCAGCAGCACGGAAGTCCCAGTCGTGGTCGCGGAAGATGTGCGGCACTTTGCCAGCGGCTGCATCGGCTTCCATCGAGGCCGCCATATGGTGCAGCACCTTCACGTGGCCGCGCGAACTGTCGAGGCCCATGCCGGATGCTTCCATCGCAGCGGCGCAGTTGCGCAGCGCGGTGGCGTGCGGCGCGACGCGATCTCGCACTTCCTTGTTGGCTTGCAAAGCCGTTTCGCCCGCAGCCTTGATCGCGGTCACTTCTTTCGTGACATTCGCGAGTTGGGTCGTGATCGGGCCCAGTGCGCCGGCCAACAGCGCTTCCATTTCTTCTTTGGTCATTTCGATGTCCTGTTCAGCCTGTGCGGCCAATGATGTTGACTGGTAGGCAGCCTTGTCCTTGTAGAGGACGGCAGCGCCGGTGAACACGCAGCTCACAATCTGAAGCAGGTCGCCCATCGGTCGAGTTTGAGCCCGGACTTCATAGCTGAAGCCAAGGTCCTCTTTCTCGTCCTGAATCTTGGTGCAAACCTGCGGAAAGTCCGCAGCGTAGAAAAAGCCTTCGATGCGCACCTCTTCGCCGACGATCTCAGCGCCCGTGATCACGCCGATCTTCTGGGTGACGTTGTGGGCGCTCAGGTCGTCGGAAAAGTCGACCCCCATGCCGAGAAGGCTTTCAAGGGCCTTTTCAGCAACATCTTTCGGCAGGTAGGTGCGCTTGCCGCCAGAACCGCCCGGAGGCAGATCAGATGGCTGATTCACGAACGTGAGCACGCCGGAGAACGGCATGCGGTTCGGATGGTTTGCGACTTCGGGCACGTTCAGCGACATGCCCCAGAGCGTCATTGCGGCAGCGTGGACGCTCTTGTCCCAGCCGGACGTGTCGATGCCGAGTTCCTTTGCGCGGCGCAGGATCCGGGCGCGCGCTTCCGAGCGCTCGGCTTCCGACAGCCCCTGCGTGCGGTCGACCTGATCCCAGGCGAGAGACGTGTGTGTCTCGTCGTTGATCGGCAACTTGCGCTTGCCGGGCACAGCAAAGTGCTCGGGGGGCAGCGCGTCGCGTTCCTCTTTCGAGAGCGGCATCTTCGTGTCCTCTTACAGCGTCCGGACCTGTTCGAGCAGGGCGGCCACATCCCCATCCACGTTCGCCAGCGCGTGATAGGCGAGGTACTTCACGCCCGCCAGCGCAACGACGACCGGATTCAGCGTGTTGTGCAGGGCGTGGTCGCCCGCTTTCAGCGCTGCCTCGGACGCCGCTTCCAGATCGGCGTAGAGAGTCGACGCCTTCTGCGACGGCTCGTCTGCCTTCGCTGCTTTGGTGGTCTTAGATGCCATGTCGGCTCCTGCTGAACCGGCGGGTTACCGGATGGGTTGGTGAGGAATGCAGCGCTTTAGGTCAACGCGGTGACTGCGGCCTGCACGGCGGTCTTGTTGCTGCCCGCCGGGATGAAGTCGAGGATCGCGTTGAGCACCTGAATTGCGTCGGCGCATTTTTCAGCGCTGAAGTTCAGCATGCCCGGCAGATCCTGACCGCTGGCTGCGCAGGTAGCGGTTTCGGCCGAGAGTGCGGTCAAGGCCAGAAGGTTGGTGCGGACGCCCATGGCGTTCTCCTATGCGTGGTGGGGTACTGCGGAAGTCGCGCACAGGGCGCGAAAGTGGTTAAGCGAAGATCGTGACGTCGAACGTACCGGCGGCCAGCGTGTTCGCGGCGAGGCGCGGATTCAGCGTGACGTTGAAGCCAGCTTGGGTCTTGCCAGACACGAACGGCACCGCGTCCTGATTCGGCGTGACCTCGACCGTGTAGTTGGCCGGCAGCTGCAAGCCGCCTACTGCGGTGACGACTGCGGCGCCCGCGCCGCTGCCCGCGACGTTTGCAACGCCGGGCAGGATGGCGAATATCACGCGGTCCGGTTGTGCAGTCGGGCTGCTACCCGGCACGACATCGATCGTATGGATGGGAAGTCCCATTGAATGCTCCTGTGTCGGGCGAACGCCCAGAGGGTTGCCTTGCGGCGGTGAACAGGCGTTCGGCCTGCTATTCGATGCTGGTCAATGCGGGGTTAGCGGTCTTCGCGCCCTTGGCGGCTTCGATCGCGATCTGCGCATCGGCGCTCACCATGTCGCCGAACTTGCTCTGGAGCGGCGGCATATTGCGGCGCGCGCGGTACTCGTTCGGCGTGATGGCGTTGTTTTTGTATTCCTTCTCGTAGATGTCGGCCGTCGCCTTCTCATCCTCACGATCCAGACCACCCGGCGTCAGTTCGATGTTCGTGAAACCGAGCCGCCCCCAGATCACCTCGCGATTGAAGTAGGCGCAGACGGTGCGCGTCACCGGCTTGATCGACAGATCCCAGTCGCGATCCTCGGCCACCTCGCCGTTGTTGCGATTGATGTTCTGCTCGACGCCGAGGTTCTGTGCACTGATCCCGAACGCCACCGAGATCTCGCGGATCACGAACTCCTGATACTTCAGGAAGAGGGCGTTGTCGTCCGTGCCGCGCAGGTTGAGCACCTTCGCGTCGGCGCCGCCAATGACCGGCGTTTGGCCCTGACCTTCGATGTCGTTGCGCCAGTAACCGCGGAACGCCTCGATGGTCGTCTGATCGGCCTGCTGGAGAAAGATCAGGTTCTGAGGGTGCGCATTCGCCGCGACGTCGCCGGCGTACTCAGCGACACCCAGCAGACGGTTGATCGTCTCGAACGCAACTTCGAGCGCGCCAAACGCGAACGGCGAATCGGTCGTGATCCGGTCGCGGATGTACACCAGTTCGCGATTCAGGATGTCGCGGCCCTGCGCCACGCCGACATTGCCGAAGCCGAATGTCTGGCAGTAGCGTGGCTTCGCCTCGTCGCCGTCCCAGTCCGCATAGATCTGGATGGACAACGCATCGACCGGCCACAACCATAGCGGGCGCAGCTTGTCGCCGCCAACCTGCTGCTCGATCGCGCCGGCGCCACACACCAGCAGATCTTCGACAACCTGCTGCAGCAGCGAACTGAACGAATCGTCGTGGTTCGGGCTGAACAGGCACGCGGACGTGACGTCAATTTGCCGCTTGATCTCGCTGTTTTCAGCGATATCCTTCTTCACGCGCACCGACCAGTCGAGCGAGCAGATCGAGCGGGTATAGAACTGGATGGCGCGCGTCGCATACGGCGTGCGGGAGAAATACCGCAGGTTCGCCGGGACCGGCTTGATCATCGGCCGCGAATCGCGCAGGTTCCACGATCCAACCTGGCGCATGCGCGCGTATTGCGACGTTACGCGATGCGGTTCGTGGCGCGGCCGGCCCGCGGTGATCGCACGCACCGCGCCGGTGACCGCACGCTTGATGCGCGTCCAGCGCGACGGCGGCGGTCGCTGATGCAGCTTCGTGTGATCCATGAAAGGTCCGTTAGATTGAGCCGAACGCCAACGTGCTACGGTGCTCGGCGAGCGCGTAGCACGCGCTGTCGCCCTTGTCCGGACTGCGGCCGATCCGCTTCTTGATCTCGTCCTTGGTCTCGACCTGAATACCGCGAGGTGTGCGCTTGTAGCGCGGCGCGCACAGGTCGGCGAAGAGCTCGCGATCGGGCGGAAGAGCCAAGTCGTACCCGTTCACCGGATCCAATGCCTCACGCATGCGCCACCAGAGCTGGGCGCGCAGGTTCGCAAAGCCGAAGATGCCGGTTATATCCAGCTCGTCCGTGCCGGCCGCGCCGCTGACGCCCCAGATCTTGTCGCCGATTGCAGCGTGAATCAGGTCGTATGGCGATGCGCCGACGCCTACGACGTCCAGGTTGACGACAGTGGAGGCGTCGCGCAGGTTGAATACTTGAGCGGCCACCACGTGGCCATCCGGCGTGTCGGCACCGGGATAGCAAATCTGCTCGGCGAACCAGTTGCCGTAACGCGGGCTGTGAATCGTGTTGTCTTGTCCGCCGCGCGCCACGTCGACGCCGAGCGCGGTCATGGGGATGGCCGGTTGTCGCCGGGTCTTCCACCGCTCCTGTGCTGCGCGGATCCATTCGGACGGAATGATCTGGTAGGCGTCATCCTCGCGGCCCGCAGCGAAGTCGCCCAGCAGCATCTTTGAACGCAACGGCTCGGGCAGCGCCTGCAGCTTGGCGATGTACCCCGATTCCATATAGAAGGGGTTGTCCGTCACGCGCGCCGGGATGAAAGTGCGCGTCTGCGGCTTGATGATGTCGACTGCGTCGAACTTCGAGCGGTCGAAGTCATAGACCTGCTCACCTTCGACAATGACAAACTCGCTGCCGTCCGCGCACTCAATCTGGCGCCCCTCGACGGCTGCGTACCAGCGAAGCTCGCCTGGCGCGGCCGGGTTCGGATGCTGAGGATCAAGCCACGCGGCAAACCAGTCGATCAACCAGTCGCCGGTCGCATCGGTCGGCGGGTTGGAGCACAGCAGCACCTGACAGCGCTGCGATGGATCCTCGCTGCGGTTCCAGCCGGCGATGAACTCGACCTGCGACTCAAGGAAGTTGGCCGCCTCGTCGAACACCTTCAGATCGTGCGGGCGCCCCTGATACTTGAGCTTGTCCGTCTCATGCTGGACCGAGCCGAACTCGACGATGCGACGCTTACCGCCGAACTCACAGCGCCATACGCCCTTGCCGGAGTTGAATACGCCGTACTCGCCGTACAGGTCGTTGGCGCGATCAATGATTCCGGATAGCTGCGGATACTCGCGACGCAGGATCAAGGCGCGCTGGTGGTGCGTGAGCGCTTTGCCGAGAGCCAGATCGGTCTTGCCGCCGCCCGCCGCACCACCGTACAGGATGACGTCGGCGCGACATTCGTACGCCTGCGTCTGCGGCCCGGGGAGGGGCTTCCACGTGAGCCGGTTACGCGCTTTGAGCGTCTGCAGGAGCGCCAGCTTGTCGGCCGCGCTCCATGTTCGCCAGTTCTGCCTCGATTGCTGCATCGATATCTTTCACGTCGGCAGAGTTGGGCGCGTCGAGGCCGCGTATCTTGCGGATGGACGCGACTGCGGCGCCGGTGGCTTCGACGATGATCTTGATTTCCTTCGGGTCCTGAGACTTTTCGGCGGCGACTTCGAGGTTCAACAGGCAGTGCCGGTTGATGCGGAGCGCCCGCTCCATGTCGAGGATGTCCTGCTGCGCCGCATCCTCAATCGTTGCGAGTACGCTCTGCGTACCGGCATGCGTACCAGACTGCGTACTTTCTTGCGTACCGGCTTTGGCGGTGCTCGCAAAGTGCGCATTGACGATGGCACGCTTGGTGGCACCGGGATCGCGCAGCCAGCCTTTAGCCTTGGCGCGCTTCCGGATCGCACCCTCAGTGATCCCGTGCTTCTCGGCGATCGCGCGCAACGAATGGACGCCTGCGCGGTACTCGCCTTCGATGGCGACCCAGTCAGGCTCTTTCTTGTTTGCCGCCATGATGGTTCAGTAAAGAAGTGCCAGCCGCCCAGCGCCGCTTGGAAACCGGCTTGCACCGGCAAAGGAGGTGGGCAGTACCCTGTCGGCTGACTGCCGCGGTTGTCCGCACTCACGGCTTGCGGGATGAAAATGTCAGGCTGGCGCTGTCAACGGCTCCCAGCGCACGCCACCATCGTCCGTGAACTCGAACGACAGTCCGAGATGTTGCTCGATCGTCGCGCGGTCTTCAGGCGATGCGTCCATCAGGTGGACGGTGTAGAACTTGTCGTACGTCGTCGGGGCGGCAATCGAGTACTGCACCCAATTATCGCGATCCGGCAGCCGTGCGCCCGTACGTTCGTCGTATCGCGGCTCCGGTCGGTATTCCCAGCCTTCGCCATCCGGCTTGTGACTGCACGATGACCGGATCTCGCGCATGCCGGCGTGCGGATTCGGGATGCCGTCGAAATAAGCCTTATGCGGCCAGCCGTACTTCCGGTCAGCCCAATGGCCCTTGGCACCGGCACGGATCGCGGCGGCAACGTCGGCAGGGTGCATGGAGCCGCAGTAACCGCATGAACGCAGCCGACCGACCGCCATACCACCAGCAGCGGTGTCCGGAGCCTTGGCTTCGCGCCACGGCACCAAGCCGTCGGGATTGCTCTCGCGGCCATAGTGATTCATGCCGTGCCGGTGCGCGATGCTTTTCGGTTCGTCCATACGGGGCTCGAAAGAAAGAAGCCCGGCGCGAAGCCGGGCGAATCCAACGACTCTCATCGTGGAGGAGACAGGTTGAGGGAATCCACTACCGCGCGCCACATATAAGGCTGATGCGGTCAACGTGGCGGGCTCTGGTGGTTCCGGTATCGGTGAAGCCTCACCAAGCACAGAGGCGGTCTCGCAATGTGCTGCCGGGTCAATCCAGAGCGCTGTCACCCTCAGCGAAGCGCGCAACCCGTACGCCGCTCGGGCGCGCTCGGCCGGCCATGCCAGCAGTCTCGCGCTTCGCTGAAGGAGCCCGGTGCCGCGCGGGGATGATCCGTGCAGCCGACCTGCACGTCGCGGAACTGGGCAAAAGTGAGTTAATGGCGGATGGCAAACATGGCTTGCGCGGCCTCGGCGGGCGTGAGCCCCGATACGTAATAGCCGTGCATCTGCTCATACGCCTGCAGGGTGGGCCGCCACGGCGGCACGATATAACCTGCGACAACCGCTTCGTCGAAGGCGACCCGCGTCCATTCTGTCAGGGCGGCTTGCTCGGCCTCGGTCAGGTTGTCCACGGATCAATCCTGCGTGAGGATGTCGTGCAGCGCGATAGCGGCGACGAGCACACAGACCACAATCGCCACGGCCTTGATGAGGAACATGGTGATCTCCCGCGAGCGGAAACGAAAAAGCCGCGCGAGCTGTTGGCTGGCGCGGCTTTAGAGGGTATTCCGGTGAGTCTGGCGAAATACTATGTGAGTTGTCGCAGAAAATCAAGCATATTTCGCGCTCAATCGTACGCCAGATCAGCCTCGCGGCGATTCGCAATGTCGGCAGATTTCGCGGGCGATTCATCGGCCACAAACTCCTCGGTTTCGACGACGCCCTGCGCCTTGAATTTGGCGTCGAGGCGGGCGATTCCGAGGTTCTCCATGGCGCGGTATTGCTTCGCCATCCAGATTGATGCGCGGTACAGCTTATCCTTCGTCACCTTGAATTCGTCGGCGAGGTCGCGAAAGGATAGTGCGTCGCGCTCAGATTTCGGCAGGTAATGGCGGGCGGTCAGCTTTGCGCACGGCTTCAGACCAAGGCCGCAACTACGACGCGCGTGCAGCGCCAGGCGCACCACGCCGGCCTGCTTGTCTTCTCCGATCCCGTAGCGTGCCAGCAGGGCGCCGCGCTCGGTCGACGGCAGCCGGTCGCGCACGGCCGCGACGATCATCGCGCATTGGCCGCGCACCTCTATCTGATCAAGGCCTGAGAAATTGACGGTCTCCGAAGGCGCCCCCTTCAGCTGGTCGAGCCAGACCTGCTGACGTTTGGACAGGCTCGGCGCCACCTCCATCACCTTGATAAGGAACTGCCTGAACTTGTTTTCTCCCATCGCAGGTACTGACAGGATGAGAAACGACACGTGGAGGGCCTGCTCTGTGCTCTCGAAAATAGCGTCCATATGGTTTCTCTCTTTAGTTTTTGCTGCTTTTACGTTTCTTGGCCACCTTGGTGGCGACTGCTGTTACTGAGTACTTCGGGCACCGGTCCGCCTCATACAGGTCTTGCACTGCCTTGCGCATGCCTTTCTTGCAGGTGAATTTCTCGAAACCGGGTGTTCTGTCCTGCTCGCTGAACCGGCAGCCGTGACAGCAGTCGCGCTGCTTGCGTTGCAGCACGATCACTGGATCGTCGGCGAGCGGCCAGTTCTGGCTCAAATCACACCCTTGGCGTGCAACCTGACGATTGAACGGATGTGGCCTTCGAACCACGCGACGACGACTTCCGCGTAAGTCATGCCGCGCGGCGGTGGCCTCTGACCGTCGTACACCGCATCGCATGCGGTGCACGCGTATGCGCCGCAGAGGTCGTCAGCCTTGAGCGCACCAGCTTTGCCGCCAGCGCCGCCGCGGTAGTGACTCCAGATCGTCGCCGCCGGATCGCAGAGGCATGCGCCGGGCAGCCGAACGAGACATTCCTCATCGCGCGCGGAATCGCGGATCTTTTGGTTCCTGTAAGTTCTCACCTTGGTGAAGCCGATCAGGCGCGCGGTCATGAGCTCGGCCCTTCCACGTTTCTGGCTGCGTTACCGAAAAGGGCGCACGCCGCATCGAATAAAGTGGAATACCGCCCAAGGAAATAGCTCTTCTTATTCCTTCGGATGGAGACCGCCCACTTGCCGCGCTTGGCGACCCATGAAACTCCTGAGACGCCGCCCGATGCCTTTCTGACTGGCGAGAAAATCGCGTCCTCATCACTCCAGCCCAGATCGAGTCGCTTCCAGATAGTGTCGGCGTCAACTCCAGAGACGCGGCTCCATTCGGCCATCGTCCGCGTCTCGCCGCGTGCAATGAGTTTGCGGTTCGTCTTGACGTTGTTCGCCTGCTCGACGAGCGTCGCCCAACGACAATTGCCCGGCTGATAGTTGCCAGCGCCGTCCGGGTAGCGATCAATCGAGTATTCAGGACCAGGCTTCGCCCCCATGTCTGAGAGGAACGCCTCGAACGACTCGCGCCAGCGCTCACACACCGAAATTCCTTTGGCGCCGTACTTTTCGTAGCCGCCGCTACCGGGACAATGGCATCGTGCTTTGATCGCACACCACGTCGTGTATTCAGAGGTGGGTTCCCCGTCCTTTGTGTGGCCGTGGGTCTCGTTGAAATGCCTCATTCGAATTGCACTCCCAGGTCGGCCGCTGCGTATGCCTCGACATCCTTGATGTACTTGGACATCCGCTTCAGGCTGATATGGCCGCGCGCTACCGAACTGCGCTTCAGCACGATTTCGCCGCTTGGTGTGGTGATCTCGCGCGTCGGCAGGAACATCTTGGCCAGTTCCTCATGCCATGCGTCCTTATCGAACCGGCGCCCCTCGATCCATGCCTGCTCGGCGATCGTCTTCACGACCACGCCGAAGTAGTAGCGGATCTGTTCGTCAAGGCGGTCCGTTTCCTCCTCGGTGATGATCACGCGCAGAGGTTTGCCTTTATCGGCGAACGCCGGCGCATTCGATTTGACGAAGGCGACGAGTGAAGACCAGATGCCGCCGTCGCGGAGAACGAACTCTCGGTAGAGGTTAGCTTCGCTCATCGTTCAATATCTCCGGTGGGGATATTTCTTCACGTCAGCCGCTGCTTTCTCACGCTCGACGCGCCAGCGAGACTCGCGCGGCGTCTCTTGTGCGGGCACGGGTTTCTGTTCGGTCTGCTCGCGGATGGCCTTAGCCTGGTCGCGGATGATGGGGTCGTGTGAGTTCACGCTGTCACCTCGTCGGGAACGTCCATCGGTTGCGCAAAGACGCGCCCGGAACAGCCAGCCGGCGGCCGAACGAGACCGGTGGCGACCGCAAATGGATTGACCGGTTTTCTCTTCTGACGATGGGTAAGAGGGCGAGCTGCATCCGGCCGCGCGCCAAGAGCCCAGATAGCGGATGGCTTTTTCATCCTGGGCAACCATTCGCACACGTAGACGATCCTGCCGCGCCGATGATTGAGCAGCTTGTACACGGCCGAAGTGTGGATTCCAGTGGCCGCCGTGATCTGGTCGGCCGTCATGCCACCGTCAGCCTCGCGCATTGCTTTTTCGATACGCTCCCAGTTCTCGCTGTAGTGGGGCTGGACATAATCGGCGGGGCGCTGCATACCTCGGTAGTAAGCACGACTCCGGATCCCGTCTTCGTTGTGGCGCGGGATGGCTGCGATGATGTCCCGGATTTCGGCCCCGGCCTCGTACATGCGACGCAAGGTCGCTTCCTCGGCGGTCGTCCACAATTTGTAATTTTCTCGCTTGCCCATTACGCCACCTCCAGGTCAAAAGATGGCTGGTGCGTGACGCTGACCAGCGGCTCGACCATCACCTCGACGCGCGGATTGCGCTTGTCTAGTCCCCAATAGACGTGCTTCTCGCGGACCTGACGGTCATTGACGTAGACGCCTTTCTGGATCAGTACGCGTTGGGGTTTGACGCCCAGTTCGCGGTCCGCCTTCGTCAGCTTTATGGACTTGTAGCGGTCCTGAAGCACGTCGAGCACAACTGACTCGTCGAGATCAGGCCGCTCGCTCGCATAGAAAATGTGCATGGTGACGCGCACGGGGCAGGCGATTCGCACGCGAGCCGTCGGCGGGATCTGCTTCAGGGCGTTCGCTTCGAAGTCGAGCGCCTTCTCGCTCTTGATGCTGGCCATTCGGCCCGCGATCTTTGCGATCTTTCGGCTGTTGGCCTTCGACGCAGGCTCGCCAAGGATCGTGAATTTGATTGGGCTCATTCGAATCCCTTCCGTGATTTTTCGGGCGCAACGCGGGGCGTCGGTAGGTAGCCGGGTGCGAGATCGGCGAATTTCTGCTGTTCGCCGATAAAGGCAAGTCGTACGTGACCCGTCTCGCCGTTGCGCTGTTTGCCAACGATGATTTCGGCCGTTCCGCGATCCGGCGAATCGGAGTTGTAGACTTCGTCGCGGTAGAGCATCAGGATCACGTCGGCGTCCTGCTCGATGGCACCTGAGTCACGCAGGTCCGCCATCGTCGGACGCTTGTTCGGACGTTGCTCGACGCCGCGGTTGAGCTGCGCGAGCACGATGACGGGCACATCGAGATGTTTCGCGAGACCTTTCAGGCCCGCCGAGTAACCGGCGATCTTCAGGTCCTGCCGCTCCTCGGTGCCGCCGGTCATCAAACCCAGGTAGTCGACGATGATCAGCCCGAGACCGTGCCGACGTTTGATCGTCCGGCTGCGGCTGACGATCTCAGCGAGTGAGAGCCCAGACGTATCGTCGACGAGCATCGGCATGTCAGCCATGACGCTCACCGCGTGGGTGAGACGCGCCCAATCTTCGTCGACAATCCGCTTGCCATCGAGGATGTGCGGAAGTGGAATGCCGCCGATGCGCGCGAGGTTGCGTTGATGCAGGGACTTGGTGGACATCTCCATCGAGAAAACCGCCACCGTTTCTCCACGTTCCGCAACGTGTCCACCGATGCACATCGAGAATGCCGTTTTCCCCATCGATGGCCGACCGGCAACGATGATCAGTTCCGCACCACGCAGACCGCCGCCGAGCTTCTCGTCGAGATCCCGAAAACCCGTCGAGACAACCTCGAGTTCGGCACCATGGAAACGGGCGTCGATCTCTTCGACGATCTCCGTGAGCGCGGGGCCAGGCAACTGTGGCTCGAATGTGCGCACTTCGGCCAGCGGTTCGAGTTTCGATTGCGCCAGAGCAATGATTTCCTCGACCGGGCGTCCGTCAGGGTGAAACGCCATCGCGGAGATTTCGTCGGAAGCGGAGATCAGGCCGCGCAAGCGCCAGCGATTGATGATGATCTCGGCCCAGCGCTGCACGCCGCTACTGCCGGGTGTGTTCTGCACCAGGGCGTTTAGGTAAGCGAGGCCGCCAACTTCATCCGCTTTGCCGGTACCCTGCAAATACTCGAACACCGTCACCAGGTCAGCTTGCTTGCCGGCGAGAATCATCCGGCCGATGGCGTCGAACACGATTCGATGGTCGTAGCGATAGAAGTGTTCTGCGCGCAACTCGGTCAGGCGATCGATTGCGTCATTGTCGAAGAGCAGGGCACCGAGAACCGATTGCTCAGCCTCGACGCTATGCGGCGGAACGGACAGCTTGCGCTCGTCGGTAGGGTCGTTTCGCGCGTTCATGCAGCGTCCCTCCCGTGTGCGCGCTTCGCCTGTTCGCCGACAGTCGTCAGCGCGCAGGTGCCGTCAGACCCGATCCACCAGAGCTTGAACCAGTTGCCGCGCACAGATTTGCGGAACACCGAGCGCCAGTCCTTGTACCGCTTCGAACCCTCTTCGCTGTAGCGAGCCTTGAACTCGAGCCAGTGCAGACGCAGGAAGTCGTCAGGGATGGCGGTCTTCGACGCGTAGTCGAAAACGGCGTCGTTTTCCAGAATCGGCTTTTCGCCTTTTTCCTTGCACTGCTCGAGGAATGTCTTCAGCGCGATGGTTGGCCGTTTTTTTGTTTCTTCGATTTCGCCCCCCTTGGGGGTAGTGGGGGGTTGTTTACTACTCTTACTCTTCTCTTCTCTAGTCCGCTTTTTGTCCGCATCAGAAGCGGACAAACGTACGGCTCGCTTGCGGTCGCTATCCTGTGCGCGACGCTTGGCCGACTGGCCGTTGTGGGTGTCAAACTCAGGCAGATTAAGGCCTTCCGGGCTATCGTCGAGCCAACCAACCATTTTCATGGCTGCTGCGAAGCCAGGCCACCCGATCAGATCGTCAACCGTCGACAGCGCATAGCCTTCGATGTGTCCGTCAATTGAGTGCGCGTCGAACAGACACCAGACGGACATAAGTCCGCCAACTGTCCGAAATCTGTCCGCTTTCAATGCGGACGAAATGCGGACAACTTTCGGATGCGTGAAGAGATCCGAGCGCATCTTGATCCAGTCGCCTGCCACTACACGCCTCCCTTCGATTGCTTGGCCATGTACGCGCGAAGCTTCTTAATTGCGTCGCCCGCCATCCACTGAACCGGCACGGCGCTGTGACAAGCCGCCATGCGGTGCAGTAGTTCCATCACCTCCGCGAGATCGGGGTCGTGGATTGGTAATGCCGCAGACGCTGCGTTGATATGCCGCAAGCGGTTTGCGATCGCGAGTTCTGATGGGGATAGAGACGTACTGCGCTTGTTCATGGTCAACTCAGCGGCGGTGGCGCGGTTTTTCAGTCATGCGTGCGAGCGACGCACACAAGAGGCTCACCAACTGGTGCTTTTCCGCCTTTTTCCGGGCTTGCCCGATCTTCACGGCGATCGCTTCCTGCTCACGCCACGCGGGCGGTGGATTGTTGAAAAGGTCGCGTTTCAAAAGGCCTCCTCAGCGGAGAAAAGTTGAGGTTGGACCGCGCCGTTGGCGTAGACGACATCGAGCACGACGTCGCCAGTCGGTTCGTCGCCTTCCCAGCCATCCGGCCATGTTTTCAAGGCGATCAACTCGCGGATGCGCGCTTCCTCCTCGGCGTTGATTAGGCTGATTTCGGGACGGCCGAGCGCGCGCCCGGCGCGGTTGCTTTCGTTCTGGATCGACAGGATGCGATCCAGCGCCATCAGACGTGCGTCGAACGTAAGCGGCCCGAGACGCTGCGGATTCTTAGCGTTGCTGCCGTCTTTAAGCTTTTCGAGGCCCGGCTTGCGAAGTCGGTTATGCGGCTCACGCAATTCGCGCCACAGTGGCTTCAGGGCGCGCAAAGGAGCGAGGTACGCCCAGTGGGGCATAGCCAAAACGGTCTCGAGTGCCTTCTCTTCCTGCGCAAGCGGGCAACCAATGCAGCCTGTTCGGGCGTTAATCTCTTCGGCTTCGTCGCCGCCGTACGCGTCCGCGATCGCGGCCGTCGACCAGTCGCCGAACTCGGCTTGGGGTGCCCAGTGGCGCAGCCATTCCCAGACGTGGCAAACACGCCAGTGCAGGATCGGCGCGAGCGTCGCGATTCGGCCACGGAGGCCGCGTGCGTTGGGCAGAACCTGCTGATACCATCCCTGACCGCACTCCGCACCGTCCTTACCGCAACTCATCTCGATACGGCGATCGCGGATCGCGCTTTCGCCCTGGCGCACGCCGGTGATCATCAGGATGTTGCCGTCGAGGCCTTCGAGCCGCTGGCGCAACGCCTCTTCCATCGGATCAATCTTGATCTGCCGGGTGCACCAGCGCAGTGTGTTGTTGTTCGGC